CGATATTGAAGATAAGGATTTATTGAAAAACAAAGGGGTTTTTGATCAAAGCTTCTTGACCTTAGCTCGTGTCGCGAATCTTTGGTATAATAAAATGGGGTCAGACCAAAAGGAAATTGAAGAGCAGTTAGAGAGAATATTCCCTAATGAATGATTGAAGAAGGTCCAGAAATACCCTTGCTATTATTAGACATATTGCGGGGTTATAGCAAAATCACATACAAATCTAACACTTATTTCTTAAAGCACTTCAGGGTTTATGATTCCTTGGAGCTTTTAGAGTATGAGTCTGAAAGTGTAGAGTCTGCTATAAAAAGAGGTATTAAAAGTAAAAAGCAGTTATTAGAAAAGGCTATTGAGAGAAAAGTTTGGTCTAAAGAAGAAGAGTCCTCTATAAAAAACTTAGAATGGATGATCTCTAAATCAGAAAAAGCTTCTTCCAAAATTTCTGACTACATGGTCAAAAAAAGTTTCGAAAAGTCAATTAAAGAGCAAAGAGATGAATTAGATGAATTGAACTCAAGGAAGTCTAGCATAATAATGCATAGTGCAGAAAATCTAGCATCTAGGAAAAGAAATAAAAAAGAAATTGGCTTTAATCTATTTAAAGACGAGAAAATGGAAACTTTGGTTGATGAAGACGATATATACTTTTTGATGCCGCTGATCAACGAAAAGATACACCAATTAAGCAAAGAACAAAATTTAATTGCAGCCGCTTTCAACCCTTCTTTTTTCGATACCTATTGTCTGATGTATAGACAACCTCATGAAATGATTGGTGTTAATGTATTTACGATATCTCTATGGCAGAAAAATTTAATATTTTACGCTTCCGTTTTACTGAATAAATTAAAAAATCTAGATGTACCTGATGATGTAAGAGAAGACCCAGTTAAATTATTTAAATTCTCTCCAAAAGAGGAAAAAGATACCTCTAATAATGTAGTACATGGGGTTGAAGACTTAAGAGCAAAAATGGCTGAAAAGGGAGGTAAGTTAGGAGCAGAGGACTTTTAGGCTACTTTAGTGTATTTAATTACAATGGCTGCTCCAATTAACATTAACGCTAATTTAAACCTAAATCCAGCTAGCATCAATGCTTCTGCTAGGCAGGTACAGCAAGCTTTAGGTAGAATAACAGGTCAAGCTTCTGAATTTCAAAAATCTCTAGATGCTTCTACAGCTCGTGTTTTTGCTTTTGGTGCCACCACATCTATTATTAATGGGATTACACAGTCGTTTAAGGCTTTAGTTTCTACTACGGTCAATGTTCAAGCCAAGCTAACGGAAATAAATAGTATATTAGGGGCGGGGGCTACTGAATTCAATAAATACAGGAACTCCATCTTCCAAGTTGCTAAAGAGACAGGGCAATCATTTAATACTGTTGCAAGTGGAGCTGCTGAACTGGCGCGTCAGGGACTAGGAGCCACAGAGAGTGCTAAGAGGCTTCAAGCCGCTTTAATCCTAACTAGAATATCTGGATTAGGGGCAGAGCAATCAGTAAAGGCTCTTACAGCAGCTATGAATGGATTTACTTCTGCTGGGTTAACTGCTAATCAAGTTGTGAATAAAATTGTAGCAGTCGATACTGCTTTTGCTGTTTCAGCTCAAGACCTCGCAGACGGATTTAGTCGAGCAGGCTCTACAGCTGAAGATGCCGGAGTTAGTTTCGATGAGCTTCTTGGTTTAATTACGGCTGTAGAACAAAGAACTGCTAGAGGTGGAGCTGTTATAGGTAACGCATTTAAGTCTATTTTTACAAGAATCAGCCGTGGTAGCACGATTGAAAAGCTGAAAGAATTAGGTGTCGAAATTGATGCTAATCAGACGGGGGTACAAAAACTTCAAGCGTTGTCCAAAGCTTTAGAAGGTTTAGCTGACCCTACTATTGCGAGTCAGATAAAAGAACTTGCAGGTGGAGTTTTCCAGATTAACGTTGTCAGTGCTGCCTTGAAAGACATTGGGTCTCAAACTTCTGTATTCGCAGAAGCTACGAAAGTAGGAATGGGCGCAGCAAATGAGGCTACGGAGAAAAACGCCAAATTAAACGAAACTTTACTGGCTCAATTGAACAAACTGACAGTAGCTGTTACGAGTTTTGCTGAGAAGTTGGGTGATTTAACTTTAGGGCCACTCTTGAAAAATGTTGTTGGTTTAGCTACTACCTTATCTGAAGGTTTGGATCGTGCATTAGACCCTGAAAGGGGTAATGCATTTGTTCAGGGTTTATTTAAGATTATTGGCGGTTTTTTATCTGGTCCGGGTTTAGCTATCTTTACAGTAGCATTTGCAAAAATATTTAAAACTGTCATCAGGTTTGCTAGAGAAGGATTCTCTACCATCATGAAGATGGGTACAGCTGCAGAAAAAATAAGCCAGATTGAAACTGGCCTTATTGGATTATTACAAAAAGATGCTGCTTTAAGGAAAACGCTAGAGAGCACTACAGCCTCTCAAGCAACAAAAGAAAAGGCGGTTATCGATGCTATTAGAAGAGAGAACGCTCTTCTTTCTGCACAGCAACAGATTGTAACAAATATTTCTAATATAGCTAGGCAGGGAGGTGTCACTGGATATAGCGCCTCTTCTGGCTCTTTTAAAGGCAAGGGGGGCAAGCGATACGCTTCTGGTGGTAATGGTGTAATGGAGCCAGACTTAATGACCGCAATGGTCAATGAGTCTAGGGACTCTCCAGCAGGGGCATCCCCTTACGTCACTAACTTTAGAGGTAGCCCAGCTGTAATGAATACTTCTGAAATGCAGGTAAGTATTGGAGGTCGTGAAGAAATTCTCACAGCTGGTCAAATCCCTAGATTTAACAAAGGCTCTTCTTTAAAAGCAAATAGGAAGAGGGCTTTAAATAGAGATGGAAAGTTCATCATGATGCATGGCGAACAAACAGGTTATAAATTAAACCGTTTTTATATGGGTCAAAGTCCAAAAAACCCAAGTAAAGCTGGTCAACCGACTAAAAACCCAACTGAAAATAATAAAACCTTAGTTAATGTCCCTACTTATGGAGTTCCTAGAGATAAAAAAAACTTCGGAGATATTAATTCTATAGTAAAAGGGCTAAAAGATAGCAGTGTTAACGAGGCAATAAAAGTAGCTAAAAGAATGTCTAATGGCGTAATGCCGAAAGGGAAAGAAGGCATTATTAAAGGAGCTGTATCTAAGCAAATTAATGAGGGAACAGTTAAGGCTTTTGCGGGAAACATCCAAGAAATGGGATTAGCGAGTTTGTTGACAGATGATAAGTTTAAAGACTACACTAATCAAAGTACTGGGTCTACCTTTGATTTAGATCTATCTGGGCAAAAAGCTCTCAAAGGATTCTATAAAGTAAGGAGGCATAAGGCTCATACTGGAGAGGTAAAAGGATCAGGGAATGATGGTTTGGCAGGAGATACTGCTCGAAAGATATTTCGAGTTTCAAAACTAGGAGAATCCATTCATTCTCATAGAAATGAAAAGGGGATGACTAAATCAGAGTTTAAGAAAAAATTCCCAAATGGTGTCGGACCAAAAGGAACAAAATTCCAAGGAGTGCAAAGCGCAATCTTCGGGAAGAACAAAGGTAAGCTCCCAAAACTAAGTCAAATTACTTCGAAATTTCCCAGAAACTCGAAAGGCACTATTAGTAATTCTAGGCTAGCTTCTAGAATTGGAATTCGCCGTTTCAATTCGGGGTCTATGGACAGGAATAAAATGTTTTCTTTTGGCGGACAGGGTAGATTCTCACTAGACGATGTTGCAGGTAATGCTGCTTCACAAATCTCACAAGCAAAAAGTAGTAGTGATTTAACTCAAGCATATCGGGAACAGAGGAAGGAAGTAACAAAGCTTGCTAAGGCTCAAGGATTAACCAAAGAAGCTACTAAAGATTTAATAAAATCCGAACGCAAAAATGCTACCGAAAGGGGTAGAGGCATGAAAAGTGGAGGGTTTAAAGGCGCTAGCTCTAATCACAAGAGCTTTAAAATGACTGGCGGTGGCGGAAGAATAGGTAACTCAATAAAATCCGCTATGGGGAATCAATTTGGGGCTGGCATGGGCCTTTCTATGGCAGGAAGTGGACTAACAATCGCTGCTGAAAAGTTAAATGAAGCTGGTGAAGAAACTGCAGCTCAATATACTAAAGCTGCAGGGACAGTTATGCAATTCGCGGCGACAGGAGCTATGATTGGCGGACCTTGGGGAGCTGCTATTGGTGGCATTGCTGGATTAGGATACGCTGTTTATGATCACTTTGAGATGGAAGAGAAGAAACTCCAAGCGTTAGAAGATTCTAGAGTAAGCCAAGCTTACGCAGAAGCGGGAGGAAGGTATGTGAAAGGGTCTGCAAACCATTATGGATTTAATAGTGCTGAAGGCATGAGCACTAATCTTTCGAACTTTTCTGGCAGGAGTAAAATGACTGGTGGGGTTGCAGCCCCCATAATAGATTCAATTCAAAAGCGATTTGTTGAGACTGCAAATAAATTGTCGTCCATGAGTCAAGACGAAAAGGGTTACTTCGAAATGCGTGATAAATTTAATGCTGCTGCGAAAAGAGCCGCCCAAGTCATGCTTAAAAGAGACGCTATCCTAGAAATTGATGACGCTATTAGTGAAAAAATCAAACAAATTGAGAGCCTTGTAAACGAGGGGGTTGGAGCCACCTTAGGTAAGCAAATGCAAAGTGCGGCTAAAACCTCGACTAGAAGAAGTTCTTTATTAGGAGCGGTGGGAGGCAATCTTTCAGGCATTTTGCAAGCAGATAACGCAGCATCTCAAAGTATTGTAGCTACTGGTAATGCTAGAGCTACATACCTTCAGAGTCAGGAAACATTCCGGGGTACCACTGAAGGTACTGAGGCAAGAGCTGAAGCTAGGAAAAGCATGAAGGATGCCGAGGCAAAGTATGGAGCTAGTCGCGAGCAAACGGCTATAGCTTTAACCAAAAGGAGAATGGAGATTGAAAAACAGATCGCTGAAGTAGCAAAAGAAAGAGCCTCCTTGGAAACAAAAGTCACTTCGGATAGAATATCATCAATTTCTAAAAGTGTAAAGCAAGGGCCAATAGACTTGAGTATAATAAAAGACTTTAGAAGCCAATTCGCAAAGGCAGGAAGTGACCAAGATAAAGCTAGCTTGATTACAGAACTTAAAGGCACTTTATTGGATAAAGGGGCTAATGAAAAAATGGTAGCTGTTCTCACCAAAATGGCGGGAATTGGAGTTTCCAAACAACAGGGCGGACTTATTGGATCTGCTGAACTTCAATCATTGGACCGAAATACTAGTGTTATTGGACAAGAGGGCTTTGGAGAGAAACAACTTGAAGGGTTTTATGCTACAACTAACGCAGGACAAACAAAGAAAGGAATAGCAGATTTAGACACGAAAGGAGACGCCCTTAATATTTCTTTAGCAAATGCTCAAGAAAGCATTGATACTTTTGCAGGAGCTTTCAGCGCCGAAACTGTTATGATGAATCTTGATGCCATGGCTGTTAGTTTGAAAAACGCTGGAACAAATATTGACGCATTTAAAACAGCCAGTGATGGGATCGCAGCTTTAGTTACTAAAACTAATGAGTTATCCGCTGCAGCGGGAAAGAAAATAGACGAAAACCTAAAGAATATTACAGGATTGAAAGCGGATGTTTTGGATATGTCTGGACAAATTCAGGAACTCACATCGAGATAATTTTTAAATGAGTCTTATAGTAAATAACGTTGTAAATGCTTCATCTCAGATAAGTTATTCTTACTTGGGATCGGAAGAGATATTTGGTTATTTGATAACTTCAAATTATTCTATAAAAATTGAAGATATAAGTTTTGATAATGATGATGGAGTTTTATTATCTGGAAGGGCTGCAATAAGGCAAGCTTATAAAAAACAAAACATAACTGCTAGAATAGCTGGAGACGAAATACACAATGGTCTTATCACAAGCTTATCTTTTTCAGAAGGTGCTTTAGTTGGTGAAGAAATCGCTAACGTAACCATAGAAGAAAGAAGAAGGTTGAGCAGTTACAGTTCTAAAGTTTTTTCAAAATACATACCAAGCCCTCATTTAATTGAATCATTTGATGAGAACTATACATTTTCAAGGTCTAGCTCCACTTATTCTTATAGTAGAAATATTTCCATTCAATATGCACAAGATGCTGGAAGTCAATTTTTAACAAATGCTAAGGTATTTTTAACAAATTATTATTATGAGAATAGACCACAAATAGGTTATTATGAAGACGGCATATCTGAAAATGCTAAGTTTAATTCAGGATATAATGGTACACTTTCAGAGAGTATAGACTTGGTTAGCTTAAAGGTCGATTTACAAGAGTCTTTCGAATCTTCTTTTATTGAATCTTCCCAAGGTGTATCAAAAAAAATCAAAAACTCATTTTCTGTAGATGATACTGGTTATTTGTCGAAAACAATATCTATAGATTTAACTTCATTAAAGTATGACTCTCAACGTGTTTTAGAGAAAGCATTAGGTGACACAGTAGATTCTATAATCACACAAGAGTATGCTAGTTTCGGTAATCCTTTTTCCATAGAGAAGGGGATTAGTAAAGACTCAAATTCTGCGACTCTTTCTATAAAATTTTCGACTAATCCAAGGCTATCCCAAGATAATTCTGTAACCTACTCCTGCAAAAAGTCAAAGGATGGAGCCTTTTTAAATTATGAATTATCCGCTAGTTATAAAAGTAAGGGTAAAAACATACTGCAAAGGTATGATAATTTGATTGCGTTTTGGTCATCCGCCAAGGGCAAAAATGAGGAAAAGGTAAACGGATTATTTCCCGAATCTAGTAACTTAATTTTTGAAAAATCGAGAAGCTCTAGCATAAGCAGAACTTCTGGTACTGTAAACGAAACTATTGTTTTTTCGACAGATGACTCTTATAATACAGGAGGCTTGCCTACTGGTATAATAAAATATAAAATAAACGTAGACAAACAGGAGAAAAACAAAAGAAACTCTGTGGTTTTAGATTTGATGAATTTAAAAGAAAAGATTGTGAGGTCAAATTTAGATAGTTTAGGGTCTGCTACAGTTACAGCTACTGCAATAGCTCATCCTAGTTATGGATTACTAAAATCAAAAGATTTTTTAAATTCTAAAACATCTGATATGAATAATTCTTTAGAAGAGGCTGTTTATTACGCCACAAGTGACGTACTAACTACTGATTTTATTAATGGAACAACAACTCGTGTAATAAACTATATAATAGCTTGATATGGCCACTTCAATTACATACGGGAGTTACAGTTTTCCAACTCCAATACCTTTATTTTCTGAAGAGGATACTTCTATAAAATTTGAAGGAGAGTTGGACCATAGTGCTATAAGAGTTAATTTAGTTGGTTATTTAACAGGTGCAGACTTATCTTCCTTGGATTCGCAAAAAATGCAGATGATAAATGGATTTTTGAACGAGTATGAAGATTTAACTATAACTGTAGAAAATGAATCTAAAGTTTGCCCTTCCGCATTTGTAGAGTCTATCGAGTTTGGAGAGAGCGATCTTACGTCTTTCTTACCTTACAGCTTAACAGCTCTATATTATTCTGGAGAAAGTTTTTCTGAATACTTCAGGGTAACTGAGCCTCAAAATTCTTGGTCTTACTCTGAAAATAAAAACAAAGTTGTATCAGCGACTCACTCTGTTTCAGCTAAAGGTATAAAAGTAGACTCGACAAGTGCCTTTGATAATGCCCGCTCATTTGTTAATAGTAAGTTAACTAACGGATATGAAGACGTTTCTCTTTTTAACTCTTCTAGTAATGGTTTCTTAAAGTCTCGTACAGAAAATATAGATAAAAAAAACAACGTATATGGAGTTACCGAGGTTTATGATTATTCAACTTCCGATAGGCCAATTTCAGATAGTGGAGTTGTTAGTTTATCCACTTCGATTTCTTATAACGTAGACCAAGAGTTGTCTGTTTCTGTGCAAGGCAGTGTCCAAGGATCTATTGATTCAAATACTGGTTCGCAAGTAGGTCTATTAACAACAGGTAATTTCACTCCAGCTCAAGCTACGGATGTAGCAATAAATGCCTTGGTTAATTCTTATTCTGATTATGAAACAGGCGTATATGAATTCGTTTCTGATGGTCCTTCTTCTTTTAATTATGATTTAGAAACTGGAGCTAACTTGTTGAATTTTTCTTTTAATTTTTCGAACCCAGAGAATGTTGATTTAATTGATGGTAATGTGGTACATAAACATAGTGTGTCTATAGGTCTTACCAAAGACTCTTCTCTTGCTAATGTTTCCGTAAATGGATCTTTAGCCTATCAGGGTATATCTGTAATTTCTAATACTGGAGTTTATGAAGAAGGTCCAGTATTTCTAGCTGTCACAGGAGCTTTCGAGACGATTGACCCTTATAATATAGCTAGAACAGCTCTAGAAGATTTTGTTGATATTGCTACAGGATATAAATTCAATTCATCTTATTTAGACTCAACGCCTAAGAATTTTTCTATTACCAAAGATCCAATTGAAAAAACATTAAATTATTCTTATAATTACAGTAATAATGTGGATTTATCTCAAGGTCAGTTGGACAACTTGTCTCTTTCTATAAAAGATACAGTTCCAATACAGCTAAGCAGTGTGCAAGAAACAATTAGTGGAGTTCAAGCTAGCCTAGTGGCTTCCAGAAAAATTGGTCAATACTCGGTGTCTTCTTCTTGTAGTAATCAAGGGGACGACTTGGATACTTTAAAAACTATAGTTTCTGGTTATTGCAGTGGGTCAGACATTATTTCTGAATCTTTTTCCACGGGACAAAATTCAATATCGTATAATTTAAGTAAGTATTATTAATGAGTGATTTAAGTTTAAATTTAAGAATGCAACAAAGTCTTAGTAATAAAAAGCTTGTAGCTTTTCATGACTTTAATTATGATTCAAGTGAAATAGATGTGTTAGGTGCAGGACAAAACTTCACAGGAGTTTTGCTAAATAATAGGTTCGCTAATGATCCCTCTTTACACACAGGATATGCCTTGGGTTCATATGATTCTTCTGAAGCTAATGCGAATACAAAACTCCAATCTTTATTGACTAATTCTGGATTAGATTTATCCCAAGGAAACTTACAAATACCGTTGCATGGATTAGACCCTAGTTTTATGTCTATGATATTAGATTTTGAATTTAATAAATCTATTCACAACGGAGTTTTGGTTGGTTGTTTAAAAAAAGATAATGAAACTATTGGTGGAGTGGCTTATAGAAATTCAGAAGGATTTAATGTAGGTGTTACAGATAGAGGGCATTTATTTTGTCAAACTTTTGGGCCAGAAGGAGATGCCACAAAAGTGCTCTCTGAAATAGAATTATCGAAAAGGAACTTGATTGGTATTTCTATATCTGATCATTCTTTATCGGTTAGTTATTTTGATTACTTCAATAACATTACAAAAAGTATTGAAGTTCCAGTTGATAAAGATTATATTTCAGACGTAGAATCAATTATGATCGGAGGGTCGGAATATTATTATAGATCTTCCTTAGCTTCAACTCCCACTTTTAGTGGTACAATGAATAATTTAGCTATATTTTCTGGTTATTTAGAAGGTCAAGTGCTAAAAGATTATGGAGAAGCTATTATTAGTGATTACACCTTCACTGCTGAAACTTCCCAGTCACAACAGAGAGTAACTGGATATAATGAGACGATAGTTTATAAAACTGGGATAACTGGTTATGATTATGCTTCTACAGGCTCTTTAACAATAGAGACGGGGAGAGAAACTTTTACTGGAAGCTTTTCTTCAAGTTCTAGTAGCAATAAGAAAGAAGGTGATAGAATCTATAAATATTACACATTAAATAATGGAGATTCTAAAACCTTCTACAAAGAAGAGTTAGGTCAATTACATTCTAACTCTGGCTCAGTGTATTACCCGACAGGAGAAAATGCTTATGATACATTGGGCTTAAATGATATCTCAGAATCCATTCAAACTTACGCCGAAACTACTGGAATGTCTAGGCAGGGGGGAGCTTCAAGCATGAACATAACTTTATATGGAAAAACTCCCTTGGCTGGGACATTGTCTGATATAAGCGGAGTACAAAAAACACCTTTACTAGAGACTTATCATATAGTAACTCCAGCTTCTTCTGGATCTTCGCTTGAAGGAGATTCTGATAAATTAAAAAAGGATTATATTTATTATATGGGGGAGAGATCATGAACTATAATTATATTTTACATACAGGAGACCCTACTATATCTGGAAGTGCTTTCAATATTTTTGAAAGCAACCAAATTGCATTTTTACAAGATAAGTATTTATCTACCAATTATCATATGATTGGAGCAGATGGAAAAATTAAAGAAGACCCTTTTTATTATGATGATCTTATCATTACTGGGAGTAACTGTTCTAGACTTTCCTTAAACTCTCAAACAATATTAGAAGGAAATTTGTCGTCCACGGCTGGTAAAAATCGTTTTTACTACTCTTTTACTGATAAAGGTAGTTATGCTATAGATCAGGAACATTCCGCAAATAAATTTATTTTTGAAACGGGTTTAATTTTATCTAAATCTGATTTAATTCTTTATGATAAAAAAGCTCAAAGTCCCACCATCTCAGTTTACAAAACTGCTCAGTCGTCTGATGCGTGGTCGATTTCGTTTACGAGTTTAAAAGATGCAGCTGATTCTATAAGTGTGACTGATAGTATAGCGCAAATGGAAAGTGAGTATGATATATTCTTTAATGGCCAAAAGGTTTATCTTTCTGACGATTTAAATGATCCAACAGGAATATTGTTTGGTATTCCTAAATCAGACAATATATCTGAAGTAATCTCTACTTATCCAGATGTTTACGGCACTGGTTTTGTCGAGAATCATGTAGACCTTTACTTAAATGGTTTAGAGCAGGAAACAAGTAGCTTTCTTGAAATATTTACGGGTGTAACTCTTATTGAAACTGGAGTTAACACTTCTTTAAAGTTAATTCAACCCACTACAGAAACCTTTTCTTTATGAGCAACATTATCCCTGATACCGAAACTATAATTAGTGTAGACATAAACTTCTCTAATGGTGGAAGTAGCCATACCGCTAGCGTTCAAACTGTTTTGAAAGCTAAAGACATTACTAACGAGGAAGATGAATTAGGGTCTTTAATTGGGAGTGGCGGAGGCAGAACTACGTTCTCTAACCCGGACCTCGAAAAATTAATGTTGAACTTCATTATGGTGGAGAAAACAGAACAAAAAAATGGAAGGCAAAGAACTATATCTAGATCTTATGAAGATATAACTTCGTTAAGACTTAAATCTCATTGTTTCTTGGTGAGAGGTCTGAGTTCTCATCCTCATGACAAAGGATCTGGGGGAATGCCCTCTAGTACCACTCAAATCTTTGCTACTGGAGGACGACAATATAATGGGCTTGGCGCTACCTCAACTCAGTATTTATCATCTTCTGGAGGTTCTTATGTAACAATGCCTTATTTTGGTGAACTACCTAACTCGCCGATCACAATTGCAGAACAAAGGTTTCCTTTTAAGCAGCCAAGACAAAATGGTGGAGTCATCTTAATAGGTAATATTTATAACGAAGAAAGTTCTGTTTCTTCTTCTGGAACAAAGATCTCTTTGGTTTATCAAAACAAAACATTACAAGAAAATTTAAGTTATCTTGAGGGAGATGGTACAGGTTCACCTGTCAGTATTTTTTACAAACAAAACCCCGATTTAGCAAATTACAATTTAAAGTATGGGTACACGTTAGCGGAAGCTAAGAAAGGATTTTCGGCAGCTGGAATTAACATAATTGGATTGCCAGAATCTACAACCAACAAAGTTTTATTTACAGAATCTGGGACTCTAGATTCTATATTGTCTACTATCGCGTCTAAATATGGTTACTATTGGTTTGTTAATCCTTTTAGGCCGGGAGTTATACAATTTGTCAGTTCTTCCTCGGCTTCTAATTTAAGCGTGACTAATCCTTTAACACAAAGCGGAGCTATTCAATCCAAGTACCTAAACGCCAGTTTTACTGAAAACTTCCTTAATCCAAAAGTGGTTAACGGATTCAGTTCTACTATAGAGAAACAGGAGCAGACTTTTGAATTTAATGATTCTAATAGATTTACTAGATTCCACAAAGTTAATGTCAACCCTTTTTTAAGGGACTTGGGTATTTCTGAAAGTCTATACGCTGTTTTCTATGGAGCTTTCCTCGCTGGGAAACTTGATGCTAATTCTTTTGATGTTATAGCTTATATAGCCACTCATTTTGTAGCTAAAGGAAGACCTTTAAAGTTAGATTGGGGAGAAGATTGGTCTGATGCAGATGAAGTCCCCGGAGGGAGCCTGTTAGAATGGGAAAAAGTTGCTGGACTAGGGGCAACACAAGAGTTGATGGATGATGCAAATCAATCTGACTTTAATTTAAAGAAAGGTAAGTTCTTAAAACTTAGGAATGTTAACAATGGTAAGCCTCCACAAAGACCCTCTAAATCCAAGGCTTACATTCTAATTAAAGATGTATTTAGCGTGATTACAAATTCCATATATTGTTCTAATAAAATGAGATCCTACAGGGCCAAAAGGACTCAATGGAATAATTCCGATATGAATATATCTGGACCTTTCCAATTAGAGCAGCCTGAGCCAGAAGCTGGAGAACAAAAAGCTGATGATGTTCTCATAAAGGATGTGGACGCTCTACAGGATTTGTTGTCATTTATTGAACGACACAAAACAGCTAGTGGAGCCGCCGCTGAAAAATTGAAATTCCTTTTTGAAAAATCTAATTCTAGTGGAGGTGGATCTTATGGTTTCATAGGTCGAGTATCCAATAATCAAAAACATTTGGTTGGAAGAGGCAAGGACGAGTTAGATTATGATTTATTGAATGATAAAAATTATCAATTTGTACAGAACCCTCAAACCAATACCACTTACCTTGGAATATCTGAAAAATTAGAAAAAAAAATAGAGGATCTTATTATTGCGTCTCGAAACATTTGGAACGATATGATGAAAGGGGATAATGCATCGACCCCTAATACAATGAAAGCGTTTTTCACAAGGTCTAAAACTCCTACGGATTTATTAGATTCAGAAGACTCTCGTAAGAAGGAAGAGGCTAAAGCTAGAAGGCAAGATAACTTAGATGCTTTAGCTGAGAAAATACAAGAAGTATCAGAAAGATTCGATATCAGATACTACAGTTTGAAAAGCAATGGAGCTTCGGGTAATGCTTTATTCCCAATATCCTTGGATTTAAAAGACGGTACCATTTCTGATATACTATCGCTTGAAGCTTCTAATATTTCTAACAGAGCTTCTAGGGGGCAAACCCTTCAAAACTCTAGTCGAACTATCGTTGGACTTAGCATACCAACCTCTTTTAAGATAACACTTTCTGGGATATCCATTAAATTAGGTTCTGCTGGGGTTACTACCACTATAAACGAATCCACTCTCAAATTATTACCCCCAGATGAGCAGATAATTATAGATTCTAATTCAAAATCAAATAGAAGCTTGTCTCCGTTAAACAGATTAAAAGCTAGCCAGAGAAACTTCCTTGGATTATAGATTTTTCAATAAAACCCTGATCTTACGGGCCTCTTTAACTGGTATGTCAGAGAATTGATTCCAATTTTTTGCATCTGGGTTCTGGTACTTTTCTTGGGACCAGAAGGTGCGTAGTAGCTCTTTGAACTCTTCGAACGAACCTCCATTCATTTCGTCTACAAAAATCGTTTTAAGCTGAGCGTGAGGCGAAAGAGAAGCTATTGAATTAACTTCATCACTAGAAGATTCTATAGAGAAGGAATTGTCAGCGTCTTTAGATTTATCAATTTCATCTGCACCTACAATATGGATATTAAGAAAATTACGAACGCAACGCACGAAAGCTCTATTACAAGCTATTGTTTCCAAAAATTTAGCCGCGAAGGAGTTTGTATTGTATAGAGAAGCATTTGCGACATCTTCGTATGAGATGGGTAACCCATTACTTTCATAATTGCCGATCCAATTGATCTTGCAAGTGCTCTTTACATATCCGTCAGCTACATTCTCAGTTTTAAAAGATACAGAGTCGAACCCCCTTAATTTAGCGAGTTCTTTTATACCCCCTAACATTATTAAAAGCTGATTATCTTGAAGTCCATCGACAGATGTTGGGACACTTTTCTTTCTAGAATCAAACCAACCTTTGTTCGGATAAAGGAACTCGTCCTTTACCATTGATCTCCAATCGACAGAACCATCTTCATTGAATAGGTACGTAGCGTTACTGAGGAGACCATGATTGTTTCTCTTGTAGACTTCAGGACCGTAAATAGTATTCTCACTCATCGCCATCTTTATAAATCATAAGGTACTCTAGATCAAGAAAAATATCATTTATTTTCTTTTTCCCGTTAGCTTCGTATAAAGAAGTATGAGCTTCTCCTCCCTTATAATAAAGATTGTAGGATTTAATTTTAAAATTCTCTTCTTTTAATTTAAAATTCTTTTTATTGTCTCGGATCTTCTTGTGTCTTTCGAAAAGATTTATTTTTTCGTCGAAAAACTTGAATCGTTGTTCTGATATTTTTTTTTCTTTAGTGCAAAACAGGTGTAGATCTAAACCTTTCTTTTTTACTTTCTCAATAAAGCTCGCGTCGAAACTATTACTAAAATAATGTATTCCTTCTATATTTGGCTTGGATAAAATATCATCACTCAAAGTTTTTTTTGTTATAATCGAAACTTTATTGTTGGAAAATAAATGCAAAACATTTTCTTCTTTGTGTAAAAGATCTAAACGCAAGTTTATCTTCGCGTTAGAACAACTATATTTTTTATCAGGTATTATTTGTATGAGTGGGTTCTTATATTTACCCCCTATATACATGGTTTCCCTACTGCTTTTGTCTCCGCCTAATTTTGTTAAGATAGCATTCGATATCTCTTCAGGCTTTATTAAGTTAATTGTTTTAGGCGTCTCCTTTAACGAGAAGGATGGCTTAAAGCCATTTCGGTGAGATTCAATTATGCAGTAATTTTCCCTATCCCCCCAAATGGGTTCACAAGTGGAAGCGTAAGTGTGACTATATACAGCTACTATTTTTTTATTAAAGCTCGACGCTATGTGAACTGGCATGCTATCTATACCAACATGCATTAAAGATTTTTCTATAATATACGCAGATTGTTTTATAGATTCTGTTTTTATAAATTTATCTGCGGTTTTTATTATAGGCTCTTTACCAGATCCAATTTGGATGAATTTAATCTCTGGTAATTCTTTTTTAACTATTAAAATCACCTCTTCCCAGTAATCGTATTCTTTTGCTGGGACTTTATTGTCCGTATGTATTGTTATATAGTTATCCTCTAGGATAGGATAGAAATGAGGTTTAAATATCGGCTCCCCGATTTTCACACCTAAATCTTTGGCATAAACTTCTACTAAATGACTCATCGTAATTCGAATTGGGTTTTATCTTTACCATTATGAGTATAACTGTAAGTTTTTTGAGTCATACAGTGAGGCAAGAAGGCTATTTCGAAAAGACCTTCATATGATCCTTGTCCTTCTAAAGAATAAAGGTTTTCAAAAGATTCTGTATATGGAATTGTTTTATATACGAAGGGATTATCATTGATTAGTTCGTAATATTCTGGGTTTGTCACAAAGAATATTTTTTTATTTGGATAAAGGGATTGCAAATTTTCCATTAAAGAGTTCGCTATCAAGACATCTCCTGCTGATCTAGGTAAAACAACAGCTATTCTATCTTTTAATGGTATATCTTTTAATAATTCGTTTAGGATTATTTTTTTATTTCCAGTATCTTCTTCTTGTTTGACTTCCCCTTGATCTTTTTTTAGTTCTACTGTTTTTATAAAATATTTTAATTTAGATATAGTATTCTCAACCGAAAACTCTTTTTTTACATATTCTATACCAGTTTCAATAAGTTGAGACCTTGAGGTCTCACTCATATTATAAACCTCTTCAAGCCTTTCACAGATACTATCAGGACAAGTCGTAGCTTTTATAAACTGAGTACTAGGTTCTCTATATTCATTCCAAGCTAAAGGTAATCCTCCTTGATGTTCATAGGCTGAATCCGTACCACAAGAGTAGTCGGTTACTAACGTTATTAGTCCTGCAGCCTTAGCTTCTTGAATAGGTAATTCTTGCCCACCACTTGTAAATGGGTGACAGTAGACATCCATTAAGTTATAGATCTCGTTGAGTTCTTTTTCACCGACTCCCTTAGCGCTATTTTTCGTTTTAACTGATTTTTCTGCGCCACAGCTAGAACAATCTTTGTCCTCTCCTGAATATGGTTGCACAAAATAATCATCGCACTTATGGCAAACGTAAGTCGCTAATACTTCTCCATTTTCTAGATCCTTTTCCTTCAAGTATCTTGGGATATCCCAGCCCATTGATTTTTCTCCCCAGTCTGTATGAAGAAGTAATTTGGTAGAAATTTCTGGATTGCGTTTTTTAAATATTTTGAAACCTTCTAAGAGATTTGGTACAGATTTTCTTAGTTGATTTTTAAATACAAAACCAATAACGAAATCGCTATCAAGACCATGCAAATTTCGTAGTTCATTTCTATTCTCTAAAGGTTTAAAGTGGCTGTAATCAACGGCTCCATGTACCGTAGAAACCGTCTTGTGTCCAAGTTTCTTCATAGCTTCTTCTGCGAAAGAAGCCCAAACTAACATTTGATCACATTTTGGCTCTGTTTCTAATGCTTGATCTAAGATCGGTAGACTATCTAGGGTTGTCCATATAATTTTTTTAGTTTTAGCCCACCATTTTTTCTTCTCATACTCTCGAAATGCCCATACGTCTTCTATACCCAAAAATACGTCAGGTTTTACTTCTTCTACTATCTTATCTATATTGTAAAATCCGTATTGTGCCGCCCTTTTTTTCGCGGGATCTTTCTCTATTAATTTCAGGATTTTAGGGTCAGATGGGTATGTCCCATATGATTCCCAAGGAGTCCCAGTATCACGCCCGTATGGTACTCCATTAGAAGCTTCGAAAACTTCAATGTCAGGGTCTTTATGAAGTGCCAGAAGAATATTTTTCATATTCTTCCCAAAGCCAGTTACCATTCGGCAGTAATTGGACTGCACTAAAACTTTTATCTTAGAATGGGACATCGTCGTCATCCTCTTCTATCGGAGAGGGTTTTGGAGCTGGTTTTTGGTAAGAATTATTTGAGGTTTTCTTATAGGCTTCCGCTTGAGCAGTAAAACTTTCTTTAATATAGTGTTCTAGCAATATAGCCAAGGCTTCGGCCTCTCCTGCTTCCATAGGTAGCTTGAAGTATTGTGAAGAGTCTTTTGTAATAGTAAAACCCCAAGCTGGAGTTTTATAATTGGTTTCTGTCCATTCTCCTTGAACGTTCTTATTTTTGATCGTCCTGTTCTTATCCCAAGGGGTTAGCTTGATAACTGTTGTTTTTTCTTGAGTTTTATGGAATCCTACAAACGGAATACGGGTTTTGAACGAAGAGATGAACTCTCCCGCTTCAACTTCAGTCAACTTGATGGTGGTTGATTTATCTGGATTTTTAGCGTTTTGCTTAAAAGAACCAGTTTTTTTCTGATCATCCCAACTATATTGCTGGATCATTGATACAAACAATACTGATTTACCACTATTGTCTTTAGTGGCGTCAAAAGTAAATGCAGACCCTGTATTTTTAGCATTTGGCTTATAAAGTGTAAATTTCATAGAAAAAGTGTAATGTTCTTTAGATAATCTATTGTATTATGCCGTATAGCAAAATTCAACCACAACAATTACAACTCCCAACTTTTATAAGCCATAGCGGGGATATTACATTTACCGATCAAGTAACTGGCGTAAATGCTATTCTTAACAGGACTTTAAATGGAGACTTTAATTTTTCTCACTCTTTAACTATCGCCTCTAAGGAGGTTATCACTACGGCCAATTCTAACAATACCTCTAGTACTAGTATAGCTTTAGGTGGTGTAAATAATACCGTGACAGGGGCTAATAATGTTTTAGTCAATGGTTCGAGTAATACAGCATTTTCGGGAGATTATAACGTTCTTCTGAATGGGATCTCAAATGATTTCGGAGCTAGTGGGCAAAATAATACCATTGTTGCAGGTAAATCTGTTGTTCTTGGAGATAAAACCACGGGTTGCGTTGTCATTGCAGATCATAAAACATCTATAAGTCATAGCACTAACGAGTCTTTACTTATAAACTTCGCTAGCGGAACTACCATTGCTGGTGGAGATGTTTCCATAGGCGCTCATCTTGAGGTTACTTCACCTCATTCTGGGAGATTTAGAGGGAATACTCATTTCGATGGGTCTGCAGAGTTTGACGGGTCTGTTGTTTTCGATGGTGGTATTAGTATGAATGGTAATGTGGTTAGTGCTGTTACCTTCCAAGGACCATCCGTGAATTTTAATAGCTCTGCAGAATTTAATACGCCGATTACAGGTAATTCTACCGTAACTTTATCTGATGGCACTGAAGCTGCCTCTCAAGGATGGGCTGGCGTTAGAGTTGCCCATAACCCTTCCTCCTATCTTGTAAATACTCATCATGCAGCGGCAACTAGAGCTAATCAGACATCGAAAGGTAGTGCAATTGCTGGCGTAGCAGAAATCGTTACAGGTTATATTATAACAGGATATAATAGTGCTACTAACCCGGCACATAAGGCTCATTTCGTAGTAGAAACTCCTTCTTTCACAGGAGCCCTGAAATTTGATTATTTTAACACCTCATTGATAGACCAGACTACCTAATCTAGGTCCACTCTTATTTTAGAAGTTTCTATAGTCTTTTTCCTATCAGAAAGGTGTTTTTTGCCGACACTTTTTTCGTATTCGTTGAACGCCTTCTTTTTTATCGGGTCTTCCCCCCCATTAGCTTGCGCTCTTTTTTCAGAGAGTTCTGAAGAGTAGTCTAAAACGTCTCCTACTGTCCCCTTCATTTTACCAGTTTTCTCAACAAACCGATTATGATCCCATGCATCATCCTTTGTGTCAATTGATGCATGCGGAACTGTAAATACTCTTTTCCATTCTAGACCAAACTCATCAATATAGATGTGTTCTTCTGCCATTGTTTGGATGACTTCTATGCGTTCGTCTGTGTCTGGGTTTTTGTAAATGTAAATTGGCATATTAGTAGATCCTCTCTAGAATTTTTTCAATTGTTTTTTTATAGGTGAATTCTTCTTGAAGTTTTAGTCCTTCTGTGTTCTCAGACTTAGCCATTTGTATTGATTGATCCATAGCGTCACCTATATGTTCTCCATTTAGTCTGTAATATTCTCCTTGGTTAAATTGACCACCTTCTCTGAAGAATACATTATCGTAACATGGTTGTTTACCTATAGGATCAACCAAGATCGCGTTATTTTCATTAGCCCAATCTTTATGTGAGGTACAATTGCTAACAATGGACCACTTTCCGAGAGCTGTAGCATTAAAAGACGGTAGATTCCAACCTTCTCCATTCGAAAGACCTGAAAGGTCTATATCAATAGAATTAATTAATTCATTAACTTCACTATTAGTCTCTAACCTAGGTAAAATATTTACGTTAGAGTAGGTTTCGTTATTTAGCGATAATTTAATTTGATCATCCATTTGTTCCTTATTCAAGAAGGGGTTTCCAACCAAACAACTAAGTTGATACCTTGGGTTATTGCCAAATTTTCTGCACCATAGTTGCATCAAAGCTTGCGTATTTTTTCTACGCTCCATTTTCCCTATAATCCCAAAGTGTATAATATCATCTCCTAAATAACTTTTGTTTGTAACATGGAAGTCTTTATCAAACCCTAATGGAACATAAGATACATTATCACACCCTTTCGATTTAAAAATTTCAGCAGCCTCGGAGCAAGAGAAAAAAACATGATTCTGAGCTTTCACTATGTTTATCTCCTCTTCTGTCGGGGAATCAAGCTCATAGAACGAATACAAGAATTGATTATCTGATACTTTCTTCTCAGATCCATTGATATGCCAAACCTTTAGTGTGGGGGTGTTTCTATCTAATTTTTTTAGATTATTCAACGCTTTGTCTTTTATCCATTCAAAAAAATCTTGAGACAATTTATCGTAGGCTTTTAGATCAGATCTTCCCATAGGGAAGATATTTAAATCTAAGTCTTTTTCTTTTAATTCTCTAGCAAAGTTTAGTGACACATTGCCTAAACTAAGGGAATTGAAGGGTACGTCTAAGTTTAATTTACGCATTGTTCTTAATTTGTTTTTGGAATTCTAGTAAAGTTCTATCGTGTATATTTATACAGCCTTGAGCAGATAAGCCAAGCCCTTGACTAATCTTTTTCCAAGTTTTTAGCTTACCTCTTTCCCCACCGAAATACCTTTCTTTAAAAATAAATTTTACTCTTTCATCTGAATGATCATTGATCATATTAATAATATCAAGGAATGCCTCTCCCAATTGACATTTTTCATTTGGTAGTAGTTCGCTTGATTCTTCAGCGTATTCGATAGAATCGAAGGATAAAGTTTTATTATTCTTTTTACAAGCAGTTTTCTTGCTTAAACATAAGTACTTCGCTTTGTTGCCAACATGAGTAGAAAATTTCGCCTTACTCTCATCATACTCTAGAGCTGCTTTGTAAATAACATAATCTTTCTCATTCATTAAGTCATAAATCTGATTAATCGATAATGACTTAGATCCGTATCTTTTTACCATATCGGCGTAAATACCAGAATGTCTACTTATTAGCATATTTAAAGCATCTTCGTTGTCGTCTTCTTTAACTAGATTTGTTAAATAAGGGTCTGTTTCTTCTGAGAACTCCATGTTATTTCGTTAAAACGTATAATCTACACCTAACCCATTTCTGTCAAGTTATTTTTTTTCTTGACAAACCGATTTTTATTCCGATTATCACGTATCGGTATCGTTCTACGGATACGTATCCTACCGTTGTAGTAAGGATACGTATCCTACCAGTGCTGTTAGGATACGTATTTTATTAATACTCTCTACGTTCGTATTAATAAAATGGCTTCGCCATTTTTTTATTGAAATTTTCGTTGACCAAAACGCCAAGATCGATACCATCTGTGTAACTTATTAAGACATGATTTTCGAAGAGCAAGTATCACGTAAGCCAGACCATTATTCATGGGCTGGGGATTTTATCGAAGCAATGCACAACGGGTTTTGGACCGACAAAGAATTTAGTTTCGCTTCTGATATACAGGACTTTAACGTGGTTCTTGATGATCAAGAAAAAGAAATAATTGTGCGGACTTTATCTGCTATTGGCCAGATCGAGGTAGCTGTTAAAAAGTTCTGGAGCAAACTTGGTGACAATTTGCCGCACCCCTCTCTTAGTGACTTGGGTTTTGTTATGGCTAACGTGGAAGTTATTCACAATAACGCTTACGAAAGGCTACTTGAAGTACTTGGTTTGGAAGAGGTATTCGAAGAAAACCTAAAGTTGGATTTTATCGAGGGACGAGTAAACTATTTACGTAAATATACCCACAGGTTTTACAAAAATAGCAAGAAGCAATATGTTTATGCCTTAATCTTGTTTACCCTTTTCGTAGAGAATGTGTCGTTATTTTCTCAATTTTACGTCATAAACTGGTTTGCTCGTAATAAAAATGTCTTAAAAGATACAGACCAGCAAGTGAAGTATACAAGAAACGAAGAAAATTTACATGCTCTTGTGGGGATGAAGCTTATAAATACTATCCGTGAAGAGCATCCAGAATTATTTGATGAAGAGCTTGAGGAAAGAATTGCCCAAGAAGCAGTTTGCGCTTTTGAAGCTGAAAGCAAGATCGTGGACTGGATGATTAATGGCATCCGTCAAAAAGGATTGAACGCCATTGTATTAAAAGAATTTATTAAAAATAGAATAAATGAGTCGATGCAACAAATTGGCTTTAAAGAGCCTTTTGAGGTTGACAAAAATCTGCTGAAAGATACCATCTGGTTTGAAGAGGAGTTACTTGGCAATAATGCTACAGACTTCTTTTACTCTAGACCCGTGGAATACTCAAAGAATTCACAAACTTACAATGCAGACGACTTGTTCTAAATGACAAAAAATTATTGGCTTAACGAGGACTCAAGAGTTTTTCTTGAGAGAGGCTACCTAAAAGGAGAAACCCCAGAAGAAAGGATTGAAGATATAGCGAAGACCGCTCAAGGTTACTTGGGCATAGACGGGTTCGCTGAGAAATTTGTTTCTTATATGGAGCAGGGGTTTTATTCTCTAGCTTCTCCTGTTTGGTCAAACTTTGGCAGAAAACGTGGTCTACCCATTTCCTGTAATGGAGTTTACGTGCCAGACAGGATGGATGGCATCTTAGCTAAGCAAAGCGAAGTGGGTATGCAAACCAAACACGGTTCTGGTACGTCTGCTTATTTTGGAGATTTGAGGGCTAGGGGAGCTAAAATTAACTCTGGAGGAGAATCTTCTGGAGCGGTGCATTTCATGGAACTTTTTGATAAGGTTGCTGCTGTAGTTTCTCAGGGTAATGTTCGTCGCGGTTCTTTCGCTGCTTACCTACCTATAGATCACCCAGATATAAAGGAGTTTTTAAGGATAAGGAGTGAAGGAAACCCAATTCAAGAAATGTCTTTCGGAATTACGGTCGGAGATAATTGGATGAAATCGATGATTGGTGGAGATCCAGATAAGCGTCAGATCTGGGCTTCAGTGATTAAAAAAAGGTTTGAGACTGGGTACCCATACTTATTTTTCAGGGACACTGCAAATAACCAAGCTCCAGACTGTTATAAGGAAAATGCGATGGAGATATTTGCTTCTAATCTTTGCAATGAAATCAGTCTTCCTTCGAAAGAGGATGAGTCTTTTGTTTGTTGTTTATCTTCCTTGAATTTAGTTCAGTGGGATGAGATTATTAAAACCGATGCGATTGAAACTTTGACTATGTTTCTTGATTCGGTAATGGAGGAGTATATTCAGAAAACGAAAGATTTACCGTTTATGGAGTCTTCTCATAATTTCGCAAAACGTCATAGAGCATTGGGGATGGGGGTTCTAGGTTGGCATTCTTATCTACAAAGTAAAAAAATTGGATTTGAGAGCATGGAAGCTAAATTAGCAAATAGTTCTATATTCAAAGAGATTAGGAAGAAGAGTGATAAGGCTACAGGCCAATTATTTCAGCTTCTTGGTGGGCCTTTATATGCCAAAAAATATTGGCGCAGGAATACAACTACTTTAGCAATAGCTCCTACGACTAGCAGTTCATTTATTTTAGGCCAAGTCTCTCCTTCAATTGAACCCTTAAACTCAAATTACTTTGTAAAGAACTTGGCGAAAGGGAAATTCACTTATAGAAACCCTTATTTAAAGGAGGCTTTGGCGGAGTATGGTCAGGATAATGATGAAGTCTGGCTTGGCATACTTAAAACAGGAGGTTCTGTCCAACATTTGAGCTTTATGTCAGAGGATGATAAGGAGGTTTTCAAGACTTTCGAGGAGATTTCCCAAAAAGAAATCGTAATACAGGCAGCGCAGAGGCAAAAGTATTTGGATCAAGGCCAGTCTCTTAATTTAATGATAGCACCAAAGACCCCAATGAAAGAAGTTAATCAACTTATGATTTTCGCTTGGGAGAATGGAGTGAAAGGTTTGTATTACCAAAGGAGCGCTAATCCAAGCCAAGAACTATCAAGGTCTTTGATGGAATGTAAATCTTGTGAGGGGTAAAATTCCCCAAGGGTTTCGTTTGTGTATATACATGCACTATGACCGAACCAGAAATTAATTTAACAGACGAGGTAGAACTCGATGAAACAATAGCATTTATACTAGATCGTATCGACGAAGCACAATTCGACGAGGATTAATTTAGTATATCTCTATTGTCTGAGAATTTCCAGTACCCAAATTGGGGCTAGAAAAACAAAAACTAACTAAAAATAGTAGTATGACAATGATGATAAACAAAATGTTGGCTCCCTTGGTTTTCGAGGGAGATATCTTTAAGCGTATGCAATCGTTAGCTAATCAAGCTAACACTCCATTTTATTCAGGCTCAGAGCCTTTTGATGCTTATAAAGACAAGGATGATGATTTTATTCTTGAGTTTGCATTGGTTGGATTAGATCAGGAAGATATTTCTGTATCTGTATCTGGCCAAACCTTAAAGATTGAGGCGGGATCTCAGCAAAAAGATGATGATGCTGAATTCTACCATAGAAAAATATCTCGACGCTCTGTCAAGAAGCACTTCACCTTGCACCAGAACGTTGATAAGGATTCCATTGAGGCAGAATATAAAAATGGCCTATTGAGAATCAAAATACCTCTTGAGAAAGAGGAACAGAAAGATATAATGATCAAAGTTAAGTAAAGCTTTGAGGTGACTTATATCGCTCCTTCTAGGTCGTGCTTACCTAGAAGGAGTTTTTTATGAGTGAACTATTAGAAAGAGATCTTGGTATATTCAAAAAATACCAAAATTTATTAAATAGAATCAACCCGAACTTCATAAAAAATCTTATTGACGAAACCAATAAGATTGAAGGTTGGTTATGTGGTTATCAAATTCCATTGATGTGGGTTATCTTCTCCACTCTTGAAGGTAAGGCTATTGAAGTTGGATGCTGGAAAGGTAGAGCCACTTACGCTTTCAAATCCAATATACCAAAAGATCAATTTGAACTATTTTGTGTAGACCCCTTTTTAGGATCAGCAGAGCACAAAGACTCTTTGCAAGGAGCCTCCACAAGAGCGGATTTCGAGAAGAATTTAAAAGATAGTGGTATTTTAGATTCTATCTCCGTTATAGAAAAATATTCAGCAGATGCGGCCAAAGATTTTGAAGATAATTCTCTTGATCTAATTTTTATTGACGCAGAACATGATTACGAGAACGTGAAATTAGATATACTATCGTGGACTCCTAAATTAAAATCAGGTGGAATTATTTTTGGCCATGACTATCCAGATCCTAAGATAGAAAATGCAGGTTTTGAAGGACTAGCTCAGGCTGTAAATGAAGAAATTAGGGACAGCGATAAATTTAGTAAGTTTTCTTATCTTTTCGGAATTTGGGGAGCACTTAAAATTTAGTTATTTGAAACATTATGGAAAATTTAATATCTACAGTATTAGAAGAAAGAGATTTATTGAATGTTGTTGACATTGGTCATCATAGAGGTGGTTTTATACGCCAGTTTTTATTTAAGATGCGAGGCAAGAAGTTTTATACAATTGGAATAGATCCAATAAATTATGAAACGAACGCTTGCAATAAATTCATTCAGGCTGCAATTTCTACAAAAACAGGGAAGGCTAATTTCAACACTTATGATGAAGCGGGTTGTAATTCCCTATTAAAAATGAAATTAGAAAATTTAGTAAGGGATAGGTCAAGAGATGGTTGGTATGCACCGCGCAATATTTCAAAAACTGGAGAAATACAAGTTGATTGTGTTACTTTAAAATCAATTTTAGATAAAACGGATTTTGATAGAGTTGATTATATAAAAGTGGATGCACAAGGAAATGATTTAGATTGTATCTTGAGTGCTGGAGACTGGTTACAAAAAACTGTTTTTATACAAATGGAGTCTTGTGTGTCTTCAACAGATATCGAAATGATGTATGAAGGTCAGACAAATAAAGACCAAGATATTAAAGCCTTAAACGATTTAGGGTTTGAGTTGATTCATGAAAATGATTGCTCTTTGGTATCTTGCCCGGAAGCTGATTTAATTTTTATAAATAAAAAGTATATTGATTAGAGTCACCAAGTATCATGATTACTTATGGAATAACTGTAGCAGACGAGTTTTTTGAATTTAAAAGATTAATTAATTCACTTGAACCTTATATTTTACCAGAAGAGGAGGTTATTGTCTTAGCAGATAAAAACAAAGTAACGAAGGAAATACAAGATTTTTGCGGATATGTTGGATTAACTTTAAAGTATTTTGATTTTCAAAATGATTTTGCAGAATTTAAGAACGAATTATTTAAATATGCTACCAAGCCCTTTTTATTCCAAATAGATGCTGATGAGCAAATTCCATTTACCCTTTTGAATTTAATTAGGAATGTAGCTAAGTCATGTCAATATGATTTATTTGCTGTTCCTCGGATTAATGTAGTTAGAGGTGCTACAGAAAAAGATATTAAAAATTTTAATTGGCAAATTAATGATATGGGTTGGGAAGGTTATCCTGACTATCAATTAAGATTTATGTCCACTCAAGGCCACATTAGGTGGGAGGGTAAGGTGCATGAAATCCCAAAGGGGTTTCGCTCTGGTGGGCAATCTCAAATAGACCCCATGTTTAGTATTCTTCACGTTAAAGATATAGATAAACAAAAAAAACAAAATCAATTATACGACAAGATATGAGGGACTTTGATTTAAATGATGTCGGAATAGTTATCCAAGGACCAACGAATAACTACGAAAGGGTTTTATCTAACTTAGACCAGAGCTTTTCTTACGTTTGGTCTACTTGGGATAATGAGCCAATAGAGAATATAAAAGAGGTTGCCAAGCAAGTCCCTATTATTTTAAATACAACCCCATCGTTTAAGGGTTATAATAATATAAATTTACAATGCATGAGTTCTGAGGCAGGTATTCGTGCAATAAATAAACCTTGGATAGTTAAAGTTAGAGGTGATTTATTATGGACAAATCAAAAAGGAGTTATCCGTATGGCTTTTGAAAAAATGATAAAGGAGGATTCTTTATGCTCGTATCTCAATTACAAACCAAGCATACATGAGATGCATGATTTCGTTACATTTAGTGGGCTTGATTACGCTTTAGATTTATGGTCTTACCGTCAAGTTGGTCCTGATTTTAATCAACCAGAAAAACAATTATGTTATAACATAATGAAAAAAAACGGGTGGACTTATGAGGAAATGGTTGACAAGATGAGTTTTATTAATGTAGACTTAGTAAAGGACTCTTTAGATATCCATTGCATTAGGTATAATTGCGACATGTCTGAAAACGCTCATATAACAATTGATGGCAATGAAGCCTTCCCAAAAAGATAAAATGATAAAGCTTTTGATATTGGATGTAGACGGAGTGTTGACTGACGGTAAAAAGTATTATGATGACACTGGGTTAGCTAAGTATAAGACCTTTTGTGACAAGGATTTTTCTGCAATTAAAAAGTTTAAAGCTTCTTCTTGTAGGGTTATATTTTTATCAGGAGATAAGAATATCAATGAGTCTATCGCTTTAAATAGAAATTTAGATTTTTATTATGCTCGCGATAAATGCAAGTCTTCTTTTATATCTGAATTTAAGAATAAATACTCCGTTACAGAAGATTCAATGTGTTTTATAGGAGATGATATATTTGACGCTCCCATAATGGAAAGAGTTTCTTATAAATTTTGCCCTAAAGACGCTGTTTCCGAGATAAGAGATATTTGTGGTAATCAGAATACCCTTCATAGCAAAGGGGGAGAAAATGTTTTAGACGAATTGTATAACGTATGCTCTTCTAGGGGTCTTGTAAAAAAATTCTTACTAAATGATTTCTTAGCTTTAGATAAAGATGAAAAATTTTGAAATAAGCTTATATGGCCATCTGACACATGATACTATTTTCGATGGGATCAAGATCCATGAAACTGTTGGTGGATTAGCTAATGTTTGGGATGCTCTGATACAAGTGTGTAATCATAAAGTTCATGTAGAGCCTACTGAAATAGGAGAAGCTTTAATTTACGTTGATACGGATAAGAGTAGAAGATCTTCTAAAGCATCTCTTTCTTTGAAGAAAAGAATTCCATTCATACATAATTCAGACTGGTCTCATGTTTTATATTTAAATCAATTAAAGGAGACTGGATTTATCTCAGAGGTTGCTACCAAAAGTAAATTTGTATCTGCGGATATTTGCGCTGGTTTAAGCTTAAAAGACGTTGAGTTATTAAAGTATGTGGATTTGTTATTTATTTCTGATGACGATTTATGGTTGCCTGTGGAAGAATTGAAAAAACTTGTCAAAGGGGACATTTTGGTTCACCACTCTCACGGGAGTTATTTCTACAGAAAAAACGGAGATTTTTTTGAAACGGAAATTGAAAAAACTTTAACTGATGCGAATATACTTGGAGCGGGCGATATGTTTGCAGCCGCTGTTATAAGTTATTTAATTGATAGCAAAGGTGTTAGTTTAGAAAAAATAATAAGTGACAGCCATAAAAAAACATTTAATCTAATCAAATCAAAAAATGAAAAATAAAACAAACATATTAATACCTATCGCCGGGAGGGGGCAAAGATTTGTTGATGAGGGTTACGTGATGCCTAAACAATTAATTATGGTTGGTGATACTCAAATGATTGATCTTAGTTTAAGTTCAATTTTAAATAAAGATCGGTGTAATTTAATTTTTTGTTTGCGGAGAGACCACGTTAATGATTACTCTTTAGATAAGATTTTAAAACAAAAGTATGGAGAAGACATAAAGTTAATTATTCTAGATCATGTAACAAGAGGTTCGGTAGAAACTTGTTTAATGGCGAAGAATTATATAAATAATGATAATCCATTAATGATTTACACATTGGATGTTTACTTCGAAGATTTTTTTGATCCAACTGATATAGAACCAGATGTAGATGGAACGATTCTTACATTCAAGAGTAATAATAATGGTTATAGTTATGCCAAATTAAATGACGAGGGTTTCGTTACAAAAACAGCGGAAAAAGAAGTTATCAGTGAGAATGCGGCGGTTGGCGTTTACACATTTGGTAGTGGGGCTTCATTCGTGAAGTATGCAGAACAAATGATTGATCAGGAAATTATGACTCGTGGAGAGTTTTACATCTGTCCTCTTTATAACCTTATGATTAAAGATGGGGCTAAGGTAAATATAAATGAGGTTAATAAGATGCACTTGATGGGGACTCCAGAAGAATTAGAGTTTTATTTAACTCACTCCTTAGTTAAATTTGGAGATAAGCCAATAGCAATATGCGCTGACCATTCTGGGTTTGACTTAAAAAATGAAGCTTGTAAAATCTTAACTGAAAGAGGTCTCCGTTACGTTGATTATGGAACTTTTGTCGATAAAGATTGTGATTACAATGATTATGTTGGGCAAGCTATAGATGCTCTAAATAGAGGGTTCAGTGATCATGTTATAGCTTTTTGTAGGACTGGGCAAGGAGTCAATATAGCGGGTAGTAAAAATAAAGGTGTAAGAGCCGCTGTTGTTTACGACGAATACGCAGCAGAATATTCGATAAAACATAATTGTGCTAATTATTTTTCAGTACCATCTAGAGTTGTTGATGCAAGCATGCTTTCAAACATGGTAGATATCTGGGAAAGAACCTCTTTTGACGGGGGTAGGCATATCCCGAGAATCACTAAAGCTGAATTCAATGAAAAAATATAAGTTGGGTGATATGGTTAATGGGTGGTTGGTTGGAAACTTTGAGCCTTCCATTTTTAAAACTCAAGACTTTGAAGTTGGCTACCATAAGTATGATAAGGGTTGTGAAACTCAGAACCATTATCATAAATTAAGCACAGAGATTAATGTTGTCACAAAGGGTGATGTAGAGATAAATGGAGAAAGGTTTATAGAAGGGGAGGTTTTCGTGATTGATCCTTATATGGTATCAGAGTCTAAATTTCACGAAGATACTCATTTGATTGTGATAAGGACTTCTTCGAATACTGCGGATAAGTATTTAGTAGGATAATGAAGGTTATTTCCCATAGAGGTAATCTAAATGGCCCATCTGATTTAGAAAACCATCCAGAACAAATAAAAAAAGTTCTAAGTTTAGGGTATGATTGTGAAATAGATCTGTGGTACGAATTTGGTAAACTTTTTCTGGGTCATGATATCCCAGAGTATATTATTCATCCTGCGTTTCTAGATCAAGAAGGTCTTTGGGTTCATTGTAAAAATGCAGAAGCTCTACAGTATTGCTCAAGCAATGTAAATTATTTTTGGCATGATTCTGATAGTTACACCTTAACGTCTAAAGGTTTTATTTGGACATTCCCCAATAAACCTGTTGTCGATAAATCTATTATAGTAGATAATGATAGAAACTGGCGGTCTAAATATTACGATTGCTTTGGGGTTTGCAGCGACTATATCATATGAAAAAGATTATTATTACAGGGGTAACAGGTCAAGACGGTAGTTTTATGGCAGATTATCTCTTAAAGAATACTGAGCATACTATTGTAGCTGGTGTCCGCAGATTAAGTGTAAAAAACCACGATAATATTGCTCATCTAATAGACAATCCTCGATTCAAACTTATTGACTTAGATGTCGCTGATCAAACTAATACAGAGCTGGTGATAGCAGAGCACAAGCCAGATTACTTCATCAATTTCGCTGCTAATTCTTTTGTTGGTGTGAGTTGGAAGATGCCAGTTAATCATATGGAGACAAACGCAATGGCTGTTCTTTATCAACTAGAGGCTATAAGGAAACATTGTCCTAATTGCCGCTACTACAATGCTGGCTCTTCAGAAGAGTTTGGAGACGTTTTATACTCTCCCCAGTCAGAGCTTCACCCTTTGCGCCCAAGAAGCCCCTACGGTGTTTCTAAGGCTAGTGCGAGGCACATGGTAAAAGTATGGAGGGATTCTTACGACCTTTACGCTATTCAAGGTTGGTTGTTTAATCATGAAGGTACTCGTCGTGGAGAAGAGTTCGTCACTCGTAAGATAACAAAGAATGTGGCTCGTATTAAAAATGAGTATATTTTAAATGATTTTAAACCTCTTGAGTTGGGGAATATTGATTCAAAAAGAGATTGGAGTGATGCGGAAGACTTTGTAGAAGGTGTTTGGTTAATGTTGAATCAAGAAGCTCCTAGAGAGTATGTCCTTTCTTCAAATGAAACTCATACTATTAGGGAATTTGTAGAACAAGCGTTTAATTTTGCTGGCTTTGCTGTAGAAGAGTGTAAGTGGGTTGGTAAGGGTGTAGATGAGAAGTATGTGCATGAAGGCAGGACTTTGATGAAGATTAACCCAAAATTCTATAGACCTGCTGAAGTAGATATGCTTTGGGGGGACTCTTCGGAAGCTAGGAGAAATTTAGGCTGGGAACCTAAAACAGATTTTGTTGGACTTGTAAGAAAAATGGTTGATAATGACATGAGATTAGTTTAAGATAATCTCATGCCCAAAGGAAAAAAAACCTGTCCTAAATGTGGCAACGTATGTGGTTGTCCTCAGATTTTATGCTCATGTGGTTACAAGTTTGAGCGAAAAAGAAAAAAAACGCCCAAGGTAAAGAATAAAACGCCCAAGGTAAAGAATAAAACATTCAAGGACAAGCAAGACTTCATTCTAAGGATGTTGGACGGGGTAACACCTTCTCCCTACCAGTTCGAGATGATGATAGCTAATGAAGTATTTAAGTTCGTAGATTATGATCTAGATTTTTTAAGGAAGGTTAAACCTCCTTTTAAGATGGTTGATTCCATAAGATACTTTAGGACGAAAAAGGGTAAGGATTACTTAAGGAAAAAAAGGCTTGAGTTTCATTATAAACCAGATAAACCTGAGAAAATGGTTGAACAAGACCATAAGTCTGGTGAAGATAGAGAAGTAAAGAAAAAGAAAAACCTAAGAGATTTTTTAGATGAGTAAAGTTAGCAGTAAGAATAAGGTAGGGACATCAGAGTTTATGTCGAAGTTTTTTAAATCCAATAAAGATTTCCATTACAACTACGAAGAGTCAGCAGATTCTTACTTAGTTTCTACTGGATCTATGATTCTTGATCAATGCATGGGAGGTGGACTTAGTTCTGGATTGCAAAGGTTTATTGGATGTAATGAGGGAGGGAAAACGAATGAGGCTCTTCATGTGATGTTGAATATGTTGGAGACAGTAGAAAATACAAAAGGTCTTTACATAAAAGCAGAAGGTCGGTTGTCTAAAAATATACAAGAAAGGTCTGGGCTTAACTTCGTCCAAGACCCTGAGAAGTGGGATATTGGAACCTGCCTTGTTTGGGATTGTAATATTTATGATACGGTTTTTGATGGTCTAAGGGAGCTTCTAAAGAATAACCCTGATAAAGAAAGATTTTGCATTGTCATCGATAGCATGGATGGCTTGCTTTCGAAAGGAGACTTAGAAAAAAGTACTAGTGAAGCAGCTAAGGTTGCAGCAGGAGCCACTTTAACTTCTGATTTCTTAAAGAGGGTTAGTCTTGGTATGAGTAGGTTTGGTCACATGTGTATTATGGTGTCTCAGGTTCGGTCAACCATTAAGACGAGCCAATACGCATCTAGCGATCCGAACAATCAAACTAATTCTAGCGGTGGCAATGCAGCTCTTCATTATCCTGATTGGATTATCAATTTTGAGAAAAGGAATCAAGCGGATTTAATTGTTCAAGATCCAAAGGCTAGGCCAAGTCCAGAAAACAAAATAATAGGTCATTATGCTAAAGTGCATATCCAAAAATCGACTAATGAGAGTAGTGGTCTTCGGATTAGGTACCCTATTAAATATGGTCGATCTGGAGGTAAGTCTATATGGGTCGAGCGTGAAATAATAGAAATGCTTTTGATGTGGAGTTATATAGAGAAATCAGCTTCTTGGTTTAAGATTGATCCAGAAATTATAGCCTTCCTAACTGAAAGGGGTTTCGAGGTGAAAGAAAAGTATCAGGGGATGAATTCACTATACTCTCTTTTGGAGGAAAATGACGATCTCACAAATTCTTTAAAAGAGTTTGTTAGGGAGAACATTTTATCATGATATTCCTTACTAGTAATGGCAAAGAGAAAAAGCTAAAAAACTCTTGCAAGTATCTGGTGAACTGGGATAAAGGTTGTCGCAGTAAGGTCCAGAAAAGAGTAAAGGATCTTTTATATAAATATTGGGTTGCTGATGTAGTATTCGAAGAGCTTCCTGTGGTTGGCACAAGAATGACCATAGACTTTTACAATGCTAATAAGAAAGTGGCAGTAGAAGTGGACGGTAATCAGCATTACAAATTTAATAAATTTTTTCATTCTAACTCTAGGCAAAATTTTCTCTCACAACTACAGAGGGATGAGAAAAAGGAATATTTTTGCGAGATCAACCAAATTAAGCTTGTAAGGATACTTGAGAATGATACGCTTAACGAAGAGCTTCTCCAGAAGTTGGACATAATATGAGTATATTAGATCAAACTGACAATACACTACCTGCGAGTATTTTAACAAAGTTATTCGACTGTACTGGTTCCCCATCTGGGGCAAATCAAGGGTTTTTCTTGTTTTATATTAATGACCGGGGCCAACCAAGTATAGCGACTAAGACTGAAAATTCTTGTGTCGATATGGCTCTTAGTAAGTTGATAGAATTGTCTTTCGATAAGGAGGTGGGACCATGATTTACAACATGGATTTAGAGAAGACTGTTTTAAAAGGTCTCTTACAACATCCACATAAGTGGGCTGAAATTTCTATTTTTTTAAATGAGAAGGATTTTTATAGCGAAGATTCTCAAGTTCATCTTTCTATATTTAAGTTAATCAAGAATGCTCTAGATAATGCTGAGACTATAGATGATATTATTTTAATACCTCGTCTTAATGAACTTAAGGTTAGCTTCCCAGATAGCATCGATTTAGCTGAGTATATCCGTTCTTTAGTTTACCATAAGATAACAGAAGAAATATTCCTTTCTTCGGTTAAGGAGCTAAAGAAGTTTTCGGCGAGGCGCGAAATTTATCATTCTTGTAAGGATGTAGCTAAATTCGTAAAGAAAATTGATCCAAATTTAAAGTACTCTGAGATTGTAGATAAGGCAGATGAAATTTACAATAAAAGCATAAAGGAATTCGAATTTAATGAGGATGGTCCTGTAAATCTATTCGAAATAATGGAGGATGTCATTGAGGACAGGGGTAATAACCCTGTTGAAGAGTCTGGGATGATGGGTCCACATCAGAGGATTAATGATATCTATGGCTCTCTTTTATTAGAGGGTAATATATCAGTTATAGTAGCTAGATCTGGAGTAGGTAAAACTCAGTTTTGCATGGATTATACGACTAGGGCTGCAGCAAAATATGAAGTGCCAGTCCTACACTTTGATAATGGAGAGATGAGTGAGGAGGAGTTGATCTTTCGTCAATGCTCAGCTATGACGGGAATACCCATATTTTTACTGCAAAGTGGTAAATGGAGAAGCTCTAGTTATGGCGAATGGTCTGCTGAAGAAGTCACTCGAAAGGTTAGGGAGGCTTGGGGTAAAACAAAAAACATGAGGTTTTACTATGAAAATGTGGCAGGTATGTCTTCTGATGAGATGTGTTCTTTATTGAAGAGATTTTATTACTCAAAAGTGGGTCGAGGTAAAAAAATGATTTTTAGTTTTGATTACATAAAGACAGACTTCAATAATTTAGGGAAGGTGGACGGATGGCAGCAAGTCGCCTCTATGGTTCATAAATTCAAACAGACAATACATAGAGACCTTTGTTTTGATGGCAAGCCGTGCGTTTCAATGATGACCTCTGTTCAAGCGAATAGACTTGGAATAACGGGGAACAGGGGTGCAGATTCAATTGTCGATGATGAAAGTGTCGTCTCGCTTTCTGATGGGATCACTCAATTTTGTTCTCATTTATTTCTTCTACGCAGGAAAATACCCGATGAAATTCACCAAGAAGGAGACCGTTTTGGGACTCACAAGTTAATAAATTTAAAGGCTCGTCACTTGGGTAAAGATGCTCTTAGGGCTATAAACCCTGTAGAGATGCCGGACGGCTCTAACAGAAATAATTTTATTAACCTGCACATTAAGAATTTTAAAGTAACAGAGAGAGGCGACCTACAGGATATAGTTGATTCAATGAATAACAATGATGTTAGTGTGGTGACAAATGAAGTTGAAGACATCCCTGTGGTATTAACCACTTAATGTATGGACTACAAACAAGTATTAGAAGACTTGGGTTACAGGTTAAAGGATCACGGTTCTTATTGGAGGACGAGCGCTGTTTATAGGTCTGGAGACAATTCTACAGCACTCCAGATTTATAAAGATACGGGAGTTTGGAAAGATTACGTCGAGGACTCTATTTTCTTACCCTTCGAAGTCTTACTTCAAAAAACCCTCAATACTAATGATAAGAGTATTTTAAGTTCTTATATTAAGGATGTTGGTGTAAACAACTTTACAAAGAGTCCTAAAAAGAAACTTTTGAGTGAAGAGAAGACATATTTAAAATCTTGTTTAGACAGGTTGCTGCCTCATTATGATTTTTATCTAGATAGAGGTATTTCTCAAGACACTTTGAAATCCTTTTACTGTGGCCTCGCTATGTCAGGTAAACTATACCAACGTATTGTATTCCCCATATTTCGTCCCGATGGCCTCATACACGGCTTTTCGGGCAGAAAGGTAACAGATGACCCTAGGCCAAAGTGGTTGCATAATGGTCGCTGTTCTGATTGGTTTTATCCATACTATTCAGTAAAGGAGGTCTCTGAAGCGATAGAGAGGGAGAAGAGCGTTTACATTGTTGAATCAATTGGTGATTGTATATCTTTATTTAATTCAGGCATTAAGAACGTTTTAGTTTCATTTGGATTAAATATATCCCCTAAATTTATAGCTAAACTAAATGGCTTACCTGTAGATAAAGTTTTCATCTCATTTAATAATGATTTTAACTCAGAATTTAACAGGGGTTTCGAGGGCGCTATAAAATCTATATTTAAACTTTCTGATCAAATGGATTTCGAAAAGATATTTTTTGCCCCACCTTTTGAAAATGATTTTGGGGACATGGAAAAATACCAATTAGATAAATTTGTTGAATATTGCAGTTTCATGTCTCATAATGAATCAATGACTAACGTTGTTGATTTTGCTAAAGAAATGAATAAACGGGGAGTTAACAAGACATTTGCTTCTAATTTAAGGAAGTTCGAAAAAAAATATGACTTCCATTATGGAGAAATCTGAAAATAAACCTCTTTCCGCTTCCCGCATCAAAACGATGCAAACTTGCACTTGGCAATATTGGGCAAAATATCATTTACGTCTTCCCGATAAATCTAATCATGGATCTTTACGTGGCACAATTTGTCATGCGGTGTTTGAGAATTTGGGGAATCCTCGTCATAGGAAGCACTACCGTTCTATAATAAAGGCTCAGGATATTAACGTCAGCCCTCCTATAAAAAGAATGGTAGAGGCTTATGCTAAAAAATATGAGATTGATGATTTCGAGAATATGGATCTCATTAATAAAATGACTGTAGAGGGGTTAAATTTTGATTTTTTTGGTGATACTGGAAGCAAGCCTACGGAGTCTATTTCAGAGAAAGACTTCGATATAAAAGTTAAAGACGGAGACAAAGATTATCGCATTTTAGGTTTCATAGATAAGTTGTTTTTATTTAAAAGAAAAAAAACGGCGATTATTCGGGACTTTAAAACATCAAAAAGCATTTTTGAAGGTAAAGAGTACAGTGACAACATGCAGGATTACATGTATTGTCTTGCTGTAAAATACCTATACCCAGAATATTTAAAGAGGCGAATGGAGTTTTTGTTTCTCAAGTTTGATTTAAACGGAGAGGGTCTTTTGGAAATGGAGCCATTGGATGACTTGGACTTAGAGGGATTTGAATACTTCTTGACTGACGTACAAAAAGTAATAAACAATTTTAGTGAAGAGACTGCGACAAGTGGATTGGCTTGGGACAAAGGATACCCTGCGAAAGAAGAGGGGTTTGCAGGAAAGATTGTTTGTGGCCGTGCTACGAAGGTAGGCCAACTTAAAAAAAATGGTGATTTGATGTGGCATTGTCCATTTAAATTTGGGTTTGATTACTTCCATTTACTAAAAGAAGATGGGGCTTTCTTGAAGTCGTCCTATAACAAGGAGGATCTTGAGGTTCTGCTTGAGGAGGGGAAAGGCTCTAGGATTGAAAAGAAAAAATATAAAGGTTGCCCAGCTTTTTCATTTGACAAGCCTATGGATCTTCTATAGGTTTCTTGCATGACGCCACTTTTCAAGAGTCAATTCAGTGTCGGAAAGTCTATTCTTACCGCTGAGAAGATTCTTAATATAGCTCAAATCAACTCTTTAGAAAGGGTTGTTATGGTTGAAGATTCTTTTTACGGATTTAGGGTTTTTAACCAGTTATTCCAAGAGAATGAAATTCCTCTTGTTTTTGGCCTTAGGTTGTCTGTTGTGAATGACGACTTGATTCAAGATGAGAGACCTAGCAAGTTGGTTTTCTTTGCTAAAAATAATGATGGCCTCAAAACTATAAAGCGTCTATATTCTGACGCTTCATTAAACGACAAGAATAGCTTGGTTCTCAGTCATTATTCAGTAGAAGATTTCAAGGACGTAAAGACGGCTGTTCCTTTTTATGATTCTTATATCTATAATAATTTATTCCACTTCGGACTTTCTCATTTGGGTCTTAAGGGATTAGATCCAGTTTTTTTTATTGAGGATAATAATCACCCTTTTGACTTCCAGATTAGGGAAGTGATTGAAGGACTAGACGTTGAGACTAAAATGGTTAAAACAATACTCCATCATAACAAAGATGATTTTGAGGCTTTTCAGATGTACAAAGCTTCTTGTAGTAGATCTCAAGGGCGAGCACCAACTTTTCAAAAACCAAACCTAGACCACTTCTGTTCAGATGATTTCTGTTGGGAGTCTTACAAAGATGTTACCGTATAACCAAAAATATTTAGTATTTGACACTGAGACTGAAGGGTTGAACCTTCATTCTTCTCGTACTTGGCAAGTCTCTTGGCTCATCTGTCAGGGAGATAGGATTTTAAAAGAGAATGATCGATATATTAGTCACAAGGATCTACAAATTAATAAAAAGGTAGAGCATTTGACTGGTTTTAGTTGGGACGAGTATAACGAGAGGAAGGAGCCTTTGAAAAATGTTTGGGCTGATTTCAAAAAAGATTTATTCGATCCTGAGTATAAGGTTGTTGGCCAAAACTTATTGGGATTTGACGTTTATATGGTGGCAGGAATGCAAAGATCTTTGGGTGAGACTCCAGACTATAGTTATTTGAAAAGGATCTATGACACTAGAGCTTACGGCAAGGCTTACAGGGAAGAATTAGATAAACCTAAAGATAATTTATTGAGTTGGCAGTATAAGATAATACATGATCGATCTCTTAAGGCTAGGGTATCTCAAAACCAATTGCTTAAATTTTTTGGGATAGATTTTGAAGAAGATCTTTTACACAACGCTCTATATGATAACCAGAAGTGCTATGAGGTTTTTAAGGCGCTGAAAAAACACATGAATTTATAATGTTTGAAAATTTTACAGTATATGACGATTGCGAGCCTATTGGGGTAGAGCTACCTAAAACATTAGTTGGTAATGAAATATTGAAGTCTATAGGTCTTGTCGAGGATAGTTCTACTAAGGATATTATGTATGAACTTACCAGAAAAGGATTGAGGGATAAGGGTATAACTAAATTGGCTAATAAAAAAGAGTACTTTGATCGTGCGAAGCAAGAGCTTGAAACTTTTGAAGAGTTGGGGTTTACGGATTATATTTTGCTCAATTGGGATGTATTGAACTTTTGTCATGAAAATAAAATACCCACTGGTGCTGGTCGAGGGTCAGCGGCGGGTTCTTTGGTTTTGTATTTATTGTGTGTGACTAATATTGACCCAATACCCCATAACCTTTTCTTTGAGAGATTTGTTTCGAAGAGTCGCGCTAAAAAAGTATACGATATTAGGAATAAAGAATTTCTTGTTGGTAGTTTATTACCAGATGTTGATTCAGACATTAGTTATGAGCAAAGACAAAGAGTCATTGATTATATCGAACGAAAGCATAAAGGTAAGACAGCTAAGATATTAACTTTTAATACTTTTAGTTCTAAATTATGCATCAGAGAGGCGACTAAGTATTTTGATGAGGCGAAAGAGGAGCAAGCTAATGCTGTTAGTGATATGATCCCTAAGCTTCACGGGAAGGTATCATCTCTTTCCAACGCAGAAGAAGAGAGTGAGAAGTTTTCTGCTTGGTGTCGGAATCATAGAAGGACTCTAGTCAACGCGAAAAAAATAGAAAATTTAATTAAGAATACTGGAGTACATCCATCTGGGATCGCTATTTGTTCTCAAGATATTCGTAATGTAGTGCCGCTTCAGAAGACAAAAGATGGAGATTTAATTACTGGATATAACATGCATGATGTTGCTGATCTGATGGTCAAGTTTGATATTCTTGGCCTTAAAACATTGACTATCGCGCATAAAACTTGCGAGAAGATAGGTATAGATATAGATAGTATTGATGCGAACGATCCTTTTATTTATGAGACCCTTCAAGACTATAGCCATCCAGAAGGTCTGTTCCAGATATCAGCGAATACGAACTTTAGTGTTTGTAGAGATGTAAAGCCAGACAACTTAAATGAATTATCTGATGTTGTGGCTTTAGCGCGTCCGGGGGCTTTACAATTTGTAGGTGATTATGTGAGCCAAAAACACTCCCCCACTGTCTTAAATTTGCATCCAGAATTGGATGACATTTTATCTTGGTCCAAAAATGTGATTTTGTATCAAGAGCAGTTAATGCAGATCGCTAATAAAGTATTTGGCCTTTCTTTAGAAGAAGCTGAAACTCTTCGCCGAATCGTTGGTAAGAAAAAAACTGAAGAGATGCCATCTTGGAAGAAGCGAATTTATAAAGCTGGAGAAGAATTAGAGTTGGATGAAGAGATTAGTGATTTTTATTGGAACGCATTACAGGCTTCGGCTGATTACTCGTTTAACAAATCTCACAGCTTTGCTTACGCAGAATTAGCTGCTAAAACAGTTTACTTAAAATACAGGTACCCTAAAGAGTTTTTTCTTTCAGTTTTAGAATCTTCAGAATTTGACCCTGAACCACTTGGTGTTATTAAGGCTGTTCACGAAGAGCTTGGCGATTTTGGGATAAAACTTTTGCCGCCTAGTTTGTTTAAGTCAAAGGTTAACTTTTGTATTGAGGGCGATAACATTAGGTATGGTCTTAATAGCATTAAAGGTATATCAGAAAAATCTATAGAAGGATTGGTTGCTTTTAGAGGTAAGAGCTTTAATAGTAAGTATGAGGTTTTTACAGCAGCAAAGGGTTGCGGTATAAATATATCTGTATTGGCAGCATTAATACAGGCTGGATCAATGGATGAATCTACTGAAACTAGAAGTCGTTTGGTTTTAGAAAGCCAAGCTTTTAATATCTTAACAGATAGAGAGAAGAGGAATTTTATTAAGTTGAAGGATATTTTGGGAGAAGATGTGCTACACGCTATAGCTCAAGCGGTTGAAATGGGCGTTATTGCTGATGATAACAGAGTATTAATGAAGGATAGTAGGTTTAAGACTTTCTTAAAGAAATTTTCTAATTATAGAGAGATGTATGATAAAAATAAGTCTTACCAAAAATTTTCGAATTGGTGGTATGAAAACTCTTTATTGGGCTATAGTTATTCTCATGATTTAAAGGAATGCTTTGAAGAGCAGTATGGAGTTTTGAATACTCTAAAGGAGGTTAAAGAGCTTCCAGAACAAACTTGTTATAAAGTCGTCTGTCAGGTAAAAGATTTCTTCACTAAGATTTCTCAAAACGGCAATAAGTATATGATCATAGAAGCTTCTGACAATACAGCCTCTTCTAAATTTATATTGATGGATAATTCAAGGGAGGAAAAGCTCTCAGACTTCCTTAATAATTATAAAATTTCTAAAGATGCGGTATTAGTCTTGAATGCTAGTAAGAGTCGTGATACTAGTTTTATTAATTCAGCTAGAGTTGTAGATACAAAGATTATGATGAAGCTTAAGGATTTAAAAACCAAATGATTGATTTACCCTTCACTCCTCAAATACGTTCTGTATTTAAAGAATCCAGTGATCTTTCCCTTAGTTTAAAAAGGAACGGTGTGGATATGGATTTATTTTTTCATTGTTTTATTAATGATTTGAGTTTGTCTTGTTTTACTATATTAGACAAATATGGCTGTATCGAGCCTTTAAAATTGGCTTCTGCAAAAGTTATCACTAAGAAAAAAGAAACTAAATCTATATCAAGTAAGTTCACTCCGAAGTTTAATAAGTTCGTTGGTTATTGTGAAGAGACTCAAATAGATTTTTTCCAAGGCGATTATATAGCCCCAGAAATAATTTTGTTGAATTTTCTGAACGAAGATTATATGCCTAAAGCCTTTAAGGAGGTTATTGATGACGACATCCATAATGATTTAATGTATGACATTTCTATGTTTTGTAGGGATGAAGATATTGAGTTAACGGAGCCGGAAGATATTTGGGAGTCTTTATCTAAAGATGCTACGGAAGACTGGATAGACATGTTTGATAAAAACCCTATCTTAGATGAGTTTGCTGAAAACCTAAATGCTAAAGCAGCTAAGAATGAGTTCGACAAAATAGTTGATTTTGACGACAAGATATCTGAGATATCTACAATTCTTTGTCGTAAAAAGAAACCTAACGCGATATTGGTTGGACCAGCTGGGACGGGTAAAACTTCTTTAGTCGAAGGTTTAGCGGCAAGAATAGTTTCTGGGGATTCTCCAGAGCTGATCGCCAATAAAGTTATATACTCTCTTAGCTTGTCCAGCATGGTTGCAGGTACTCAGTATCGCGGTCAGTTTGAAGAAAGGTTGGAGAAGTTCGTTGATGAAGTGAAGAAATATGATAATATCATCTTATTTATCGACGAGGTTCACACTTTAGTTGGTGCAGGAGGAACTACAGAGAATTCTCTTGAAGCTTCTAATATCTTAAAGCCAGAGTTGGCTCGTGGTACAATTAGTTGTATTGGCGCAACGACGATTAATGAATACACTAACACTATTAAAAAGGATTCAGCTTTAGATAGGCGTTTCGAAAAGGTCATAATTAAAGAACCTTCTAAATTCCAAATGAAAAAAATCCTTCCTACTATAACTTCTCATTACGAAGAGTTTCATGGGGTCGAGTATACAGATAATTTTGTAAATAATGTTATCGATTATTGTGAAAAATATTTGCCGAATAAATTTTATCCCGATAAAGCTATTGATGTTGTTGATCATTGTGGCGCACAATCTAAATTGAGTTATTGGGAGGTAGACCCTTCTATAAAAGAGATACAAGAGCAAATAATTTGTAATTTAGAGGAGAAGGTGTCTACAGAGGATTTAATATCAGCAATGAATGAAAAACTACTCAAGTGGGGAGAAGACATGCAGAAAGAATCTCCTAAGGTGACATTGCAGCACTTAAAAGATTTCTTTTCGAAGAAGGAGAACCCCTTGTGTAAGCCTGAGATATTATCTGATTTACTAAAGGATGTTAAGAAAAGGTTCGTTGGCAATAATTCTACAATTAAAAAATTGGGTGAGGAGATTAGCTTATCTAACTACGGCGTTAATAGAAAAGGTTCTGCTCCAAATATTTATTGCATCACTGGGGGTGAGTCTACAGGTAAGAGCTTTTTATGCTCTGTATTAAAAGACACTTTAGAAAGGAGTGGGGTTAACGTACTTAGTTATAGTGGGGTTCACTTTTCAGATGAATATGCTAAATTTAAAATACTACCAGAGAATAACGCAAACACATCTTTGAGTGAAAAGATTAATATTCAACCTAATAGCGTTATAATTATAGATGACTTTCATAAAGTTCATTTTTCGGTGAAAACTTTATTCGCTCAGATTTTAAAGGAAGGTAAGCTTCAGATGTCCAACGGAGATATAGCAGACTTTTCTAATAGTAAAATTTTTGTAACTAGCGGAGTAGAGAATGATTCATCAATGGGCTTTAACTGTAGTGCTGAAACCCCTACGGCAGCGGTGTTTAAAGAGTTATCTGTGTTTTTTGATTGCCATGTCTTTTTGAAGCAATTGAAGAAAAAAGATATTTTCCGAGTCCTCTGGCAAAAATTACATGGGATAAATAAAGATTTAAAGATAAATGGGATAAGCTTGACTTATTCCTTAGGTTTTTTGAAAAGTTTTGCTAAAAACTCCAAAAACTTAATCGACTTTCAAAAAAGATTTGATGAGAAGATTAATAAATTTATTTGTCACCAGATAACTTTGGATAAGGTAAAGATAAATTTAGATAAAATATGAAATTTTACTGGATTTTTCACCGGGATTCTTAATAATAATGCTGTTATGAAACTTAATCGTAAACAAATGTCGGCGCTCAAGGCGATTCGTGCAACAAAGGGTAGATTCTTCGGCCTTAAGACTGTACAAGGGGAAGTCTACAATGCACAGTTTCTTAGTGAGACCAACAATTACATTACTATTTTTGATCGGAATAACCGTTCAAATCGTCGCCTAGCTAAAACTAGTCTAGCGTCAGTTAATTCAAGTAAGTAATGAGTGGGTCAACATCTAAGTATCTTAGGAGTTTAATCTCATTTCAAGAAAACCCTATTATGAGGAGAATCTATCGGCGCATCAAGAAGCGTTATAATAAACTCCCTCACAATGAAAAACATTTAATTAAAACTTATATCAATCTATGAATGAAAGTAAAACAAGCAGCGAATGGTCTGATCGTGAAGTAGGCGCTCTTTGGCGCAAAGGTGGAGACAAGCCCTTCTACTCTGGTAATTTAACAATTAACGGGGAGAAGTTGGAGATTGTCATTTTCACTAATAAATTCAAAGAAAAGGATACTCAGCCTGATCTTCGAATTTATAAAAGTAAGCCTGTAGACCAAGGTTAATGCCTGAGTTAGAGAAATTGTCTGAAGAACAAGTCGAAAAGCTAGAAAAAGCTCTTGTGAATCGGATAGCAAGCAATCTGACCTTCTCTGAATTAATCGATATTGTGACATCTTTGTCTGTGAATGAAGTGTCGAAACAATTATCGGGAATGAGTGAAGAAGAAAAACTTCAAACTTATAATGAAGTTTTTGAAGAAAGCGTGTAACAAATCTTGATGGAATACGATTTTTCTAAAGAAGCCAAGGATTTTCTTGAATCTCGGTCTGCTAAGCGTTCTGGGCCTAAGGGTGAGGCACAAACTCCCTCTAAGCCTAGTGAGCGTAAAAAAGGTTCTAGTAAGAACAAGAAAGGCAGTGCTGGAGGTAAAGATGGAAAAAAAATTGCTTTTTCTGAAAAAGTTGTAACAGCTCTTAAAAACAAAGTTAAAGAGCATAATGAGAAGTATTCCAAAAAAGTATCTCTTACTCAGTTAAAAAAAATATACCGCCGTGGTGCGGGAGCATTTAGTTCTAGCCATAGGCCCGGAAAGACCAGAGGTCAATGGGCTATGGCTAGGGTTAATATGTTTTTGAAGATGGTCCGTGGGGGTAAGGTTAAAAAATCTTATCGTGCTGCAGACCAAGATGTAGCAAAAGGCTCAGAAGATTACTACATTGAAGAGCATGGCAAAGCCTTTATAGATTTTGATGAATTGGATTTTGCTTTAGCTCGCTTAGATTTTGTTAAAATAGACGCTTCGGCGGAGTCTAGCCAAGACATAGAGGATATAGACTACTCTGAAGCAGAAAAAAAGACTTTAAATAAACCCTTTAGATTAAAGGGCGGTAAAAAAAAGTTTGGGGTATACGTAAAAAACCCTAAAACTGGCAATGTGATCATGGTAAAGTTTGGTGATCCTAATATGGAGATCAAGCGTGATGATCCTGATCGTCGTAGAAGCTTTAGGGCTAGACATAAGTGCGATACAGCTAAAGATAAAACTACTCCAAGGTACTGGAGTTGTAAATTCTGGTCTAAAAAACCTGTTAGTTCTATGGCTTCAGAAGAAGCTATGGAATGGGATGAAGATGAGGTCTTAACAGAGTGGGGATGGGCAGACGAAAATTTTGCAGAACATCAAGATCTGTTGAATGCTTATCCCTTCCTTTCTGATATTAAAGAAGTTATTGAAGATAAGGGCGATCTTTAATATAATATCTCTGTGAAAAGAGTATTAGTGACTGGTAGCGAAGGTTTTATTGGCAAGAACCTTTGCCCTTATTTATCTAAGAGGGGTATTGAGGTAGAAGGGTACGATACAAAAAATGGTGGGGATTTACCGCCTTTAAACGGTATTGATGCAGTAATTCACCTTGGGGCTAACTCAAGTACTACAGAGACAGACCTCAAAAAGATTTTAAAAGAGAATTTTATCTTTTCTGGTACTCTTTATCAGTTATGTGCAGCTATGGATATTAAATTCCAGTATGCTAGCAGTGCTTCTGTTTATGGATTAGCTGATACTTTCGAAGAGGATCAGTTTTGTATTCCATTAAGTCCTTACGCTTATAGTAAATATATGTTTGACAATTGGCTCTTGAATGAAGATCATCCATATCAAGGATTTAGATACTTCAATGTCTATGGTCCGCACGAAGAGGACAAAGGCGAACAGGCCAGTCCGATAACTAAATTTATTAAACAAGTTCGGGAAGATGGAGAGATCAAAGTTTTTAGGACCAAAGCAAGCAGAGATTTTGTTAACGTCGAAGACGTTTGTGAGGTGCATTATCGTATGCTTCATCATGATGACTCTGGTATTTTTAATGTCGGGACTGGTAATGCTGTTTCATTTAAAGATATTGCTGACAGAATGGCTGAAAACTCTGGGGCTAAAGTTAAGCAGATTACTATGCCTTCCAACCTAAAGGGCCAGTATCAAAAGTTCACTAAGGCAGATATAACTAAGTTAACCTCTGTGATTGGGGAGATGGAGTGGAAACAGGTTTTGGAGTGTATATAAAAGAAGTATGATGTCCTTAATTAAAACTTTAGCTCAAAGCCTTAAATTGTATCTTGAATTAAGGAATAAATTAGCTTTTTTTGAAATTAAAAATAACCATAGAAAGATAAAAAATGAACTCATTAATGAAATTGAAGAATTACGGGCTGCTGGTGATAGTAACTCCTCTGATCGGGCTGACCTCCTGCGGCGGCGGCTCAAGTCCGAAAACGACGACTTTAAACATATATCAGCCGTCTTCCTTGAAGCTCAAGGCGGGGATTCCAGTTCAAACTCAAGAGGGGACGTACACTCCTCAAAGTGATGAAGTCTGGCATTCTGATGCCCGATACAGAAAATTAGAAAGAGAACTTTTTGATTAAATAAAAAACGGCATCTATTTAAGATGCCGTTTTTATCTATTTATTATTCACTATCGTCTTTTGTTATTTAAAAGCAATATAATAGGGATTGCGCTAAAAAGAATAAAATTCATCTCTGGGATTGCAGTACCTGTATTACCATTAAACTTTAAAATAGAGGGGTTTTGGGAGAATGATACACCATTGAAGTAAATATCATCGCCTTGTACCGCGAATTGATCTAATGAACTTAAAGTGAGTTGGGCATTTGGAGATAAGTTAACGATAGATCTTTCGGTTTGACTATTGATTGAGTCTCCAGCCCCTCGTAGTGTTAAGCTGCTAGTTGAATCTACATTTATTTCTAGCCCGATTGCAGAAAACATAGCGTCCATATCAGAGCCTTCAAAGATGTTCAAAGTAGAAACAATATCGTCATCATCATCGACTCCAGTAAAACCATTATTGTTTTGGAAGGTTAAAGAGGTAGATTTTAACGTTACTGAAAAACCATTCCCGATCTCAATATTTGAATAAGAGGGGCTATCTTCAAGTATCAAGGCGTCGGTTATAGTCAATATATTAGAGATGGGCGAATCCCTGTCTAATTCCAGAGAATCTGATTGAGAAAAATCCCAGTTTGGAGCATCATAAAAATCATAAATCTCTTCTTCATCTGCGTCCCAAGTTATAACCATATCTAATTTTTTATCTTTACTTTCGGCTATATCTACAACTTCCTCAGTGCTGATCTGAATGGGTCTTTGGATATTGACTACAGGATTAATATTCGGGTTACCTATTGGGTCTATTATGAGAATGTTGCCTTCTACAGAGGTAATTATAGCCGCTTCCAGCAATGAAGTTAGGCATAGTAGGGGTATAAGTATAGGTAAGAGATATTTCATTTTTTCTTTTTAAGCAAATAGTTTTTCAATTTCCCTAAGTTCCCAGTTAATTTTCCAAGTATTCTTCCTAGTTTACTATTCTCTGGAACGATATAAGAAAGTGTTCCGAGAAGCCCTAATATAGAAATAATGAACTCAGGCATTGACCCCATATAAGGAGCTAGGATTTTGTCGAATAAATCTTCCATTTTAATTATTTTCTTATCATATTAGGGAGTTTAATCACATCAGGGACTTGAGTGACTTGATCATCTTCTTCTAGTTCAAATGTCTCTTCTGAATTCTCAATATCTGTTTTTTTCTCTTCGCCCTCTCCGCCCTCTTCAGACTGTTCTTCAGGCTGCTCTTTTTCTTCAGGCTCACCCTCTTCAGATTCTTCCTCCTCTTCTTCAGGCTCCTCCTCTTCGGATTCCTCCTCTTCGGATTCCTCTTCGGATTCTTCTGTTTCCTCTCCTTCAGATTCCTCTTCTTCGGATTCCTCCTCTTCGGATTCCTCCTCTTCGGATTCCTCCTCTTCGGATTCCTCTTCGGATTCTTCTGTTTCCTCTCCTTCAGATTCCTCTTCTTCGGACCCCTCTTCTTCGGACCCCTCTTCTTCGGACCCCTCTTCGGATTCTTCTGTTTCCTCTCCTTCAGTTTCTTCTTCAGTCTTTACAGAATCCTCTTCTTTAACAGCTTCCCCTTCACCTTCTTCATTATTTTTTTCTGTAGGCTCGTCTTCATTTCCTTCTCCCTCGTTAGAGGCTTCTTCATTTGAGGTTTCGCCTTCACCCTCTTCGCCGCTAGATTCTTCTCCTTCTCCTTCTTCGCCTCCCTTGTAACCTTCTTCAGATGTACCGACGACATCTCCATAACCCTTTTCGGCATATTCTACAATCGCTTCGGTAACGCCGCCAAAAGGCTGGAATCCAATTGTTGTTTCAGTAAAATCATTTAAATTAGAAAATACTTTGTGCTCTTGTTCTGCCACAACAGCTATTTCAGTACCCTTTTCTTTTGTTGTTTTGGCTTGGAAGTAAGCTCCACTACCTATGGACATAGTTCCAGCGACCCCAATTGTTCCTACTTTTTGAACGGTCTCTTGCACAAAAGCGCTTAAGCCAGTAGCGGCACTTGCTGTTTGGGTGGTTGCTCCAGCAGCGGCAGCAGCAGCCGTACCTTTTGCAGCTTTATCCAAAATATCTTTATTTTTCTCAGCTATCTCAGATAACTTATCCATAGTAGAAGTCTCAGGGGTTTCAGCTTTCACCTCCTGACCTTTATTTTTTTCAACTTTAACTTCTTCTTCAGAGACTTCTTCTTCTAAAGGCTCATCGTCCACCTCACCACCACACTCTTCACAAACACAAGACTTCTGTTCCAAGTATTTAATTCTCTGTAACAAAGCCCATGCTGTTTCTCTTGCATGACGATCTAAGTCAGAGATAATTTCGCTATCTTTTGGGTTACAGTATTTTTTAGCAAAATGTTCTGCTTCTTCAAGGTCTTTTCGATGTTCCCCCATCTTAAAATAAGATACACAAAAAAAAATATTTTGGTGTAATATATTTTACATGGATTTTAAAAGCTTGATGAGAGAGTTTATGGATGGAGGTTGGATCATACCAATGATCGGGGCGGCTGGCATGGTGGCAAGGATGCTCACTTACAAGGGTGCTTACTCCATGAGAACTTTTCTTAGAAATGTCGTCGCTGCTACAATCTTATCTGGTATATTATGGTTTGTGCTTCAAGATGCTCCCATTAGTGATTTCATTAAAGCTATAGCATATGGTGTAGTTGGAGTAGTAAGCCCAGAGATTATCAATGGAATAATCGCTTTAGCGAAGAAGTTTGAAAAGAATCCTGATAAATTCTTAAAAAAATAGATAATTAGTGTAACTAAAGGCAATGGCTGGGACAAAATATGATATTATTATTGAGCAAGGAGCTTGCCTTGACATCCCTTTAACTTTGAAGGATGACACTAATACAGCCTATGATTTAAGAACGGATGCAGTGTATTTGACTGGAGTTGTTTATAGAGATTATGATCAAGCTGTTCAAGCCACATTTACTTATGCAGAAACTGACGCTGTAAACGGTGTTGCGAAAATGTCTCTAAATAGTGCTGACACTCAAGCTATGGAGCCAGCTTATAGTTCTTATGATATATTTTTAATCAAAGCCGATGGTTGTGTTGATAGGTTGTTATATGGAACAGCAACTGTTAATGGAACAGCTACTCCTCTTCCATGAGTATTAATGTAACAGTTACAGAGACTCCAAATGTAGATTTGTCGATAATTTCTTCGACAGGCTTAGATGTGGCTGTGGACGGTATTTCCCATAATGGGCTTTTATCGATTCAAGGTGGTGCTAACAATGAATATTATCATCTGTCATTAGACCAGTATAACAAATTTTTAGATCAGAGCTTTAGTCAAAGGGTTGATTTTGTTTTACCTTCTGGAATAGAAGAAACAGGAATAGCATTTGGTACCGCATTTTCTTCTGTACCTATGGTTCAATGCGAGCTTCAGTTGCCAAATGGGGTAGAGAGAACTTATTTTACTGCAGTTAGAGATATAAGTACCACTGGATTCTTTGTAGAATTTTCAGATAATATAGGTACAGGATACGTATTACAAACTAGAGCAATACCAAACACATAATGGCGTTAGAAGTAAAATTAAAAAATTTAGTTTTAGAAACTCTCAATACAGAGAATGTTTCTGAAGTTATCTTTGGAGATGGTGCCAAAAATGCAAATTTAAATGCCCAACAAAACCAGTTTGTAATATCTAATGGTTATTTTTCTGTAGCTGGAGACGCACAAAATGCAATCTTTCTCTTAAGGGGTTCTTCTACAGATGCTTCAGAAACCGAATTGTTTTTAGATGGTACTAACGCTAGGTTTGTCTTAGAGGACAATACTTCTTACTTTTTTAGCTGCCATTTTATAGGTAGAGCGCAAAATGGAGATACCGTCATTATGCATGTGAATGGTGGTGCAAAAAGGGGTAATAGTGCTAATTCTGTTGCTCTTTTGGGTACTCCCCATACTCATATAATACAAGATGAAATAGGGGTAGGGGATGTGCAATTTTCAGTTAGCCCTTCGAATGGCTCTTTGAAATTCCATGCCGCAGGTAAAGCTGCAACAAATGTGCGTTGGTTAGGAAAAGTTGATTTATCTCAGTTAAAATATTAATTTTTTCTTATTTAGTCTTTGTTGTGTAATTAGCAATAACTAGTTACACATATGGCGACAAATATTATTTACAAAGGAGAGCTGAATGGGACTCAGGTCGATTTTCAGACAGGTAGCCTAACAGATATATCAACTTTCGATACTGATGTAAGGTCATCAGCAATACAAAACTCCATTACGGATGGGGTTACAGATCGCGGAGCGTCTCAAGATGCTCTTATTGCGATGTCTGGCTATCTGGCAGCTAATGCTCACCCAGATATTACGGAGGCTTCGGATTTCGATATTAATAATGCTGACGGCAGTGTTCTTCAGTCTGTTGAGTTTGTTTTTGATGATCTTGGACACGTTACCACGGCTGATTTCTCTTCTGTTAACTTAGATAATCGTTATTATACAGAGACAGAGGTTAACGCTATTTCTGGAGCTATAGATACTAGGATTGATGGGAATGATGCAGAGCTAACAACCCTGAGGACTGCTACTGGGAATTTAAATGGTAGAATTAATAGTAACGATACTGAGATTTCAGCTCTTCAAGCTGTTTCAGGGTCTTTCCAAAGCCTCACTTTAGATAATGTCTGTGATAATGGAGCGACTACAAACCAAGACATACAAGTAGAAGATCTTCGAGTTAACGGAGGTAATATTACGGGACCATCTACAATTACAATCGATCCAGATAGTTCTGGCCCAGCTGGTACAGTCGTTATTCAAGGAGATTTGCAAGTTGAAGGCACGACTACTACCATTTCTTCTACAGATGTCCAGATTGGTGACATAAACTTGGTTTTAGGAACTGGAGCAGCGAATGATGCTGCTGCAGATGGTGGTGGTATTATAATTTCTGGAACAGCCGCTTCTACAATTGCAGAGTTCACTTACGACTCTACGAATAATCGTTGGAAAACTAATAGTTTAGATATTGAAGCTGATATTGTTGGTAATGCGGCTACAGCCTCTAAATGGTCTGCTGCTACAACTCTTTCTTTAGCTGGAGACTTGGGAGGTTCTGTCGTATTTGATGGGTCAGACACTACTGAGACTCTGACCGCAACAATTGCTGCTGGCGCTGTTGAAAATGACATGTTGGCAGGTTCTATAGCTAACTCTAAACTTTCTAATGATTCCGTAACAGTTTCTGTTTCTTCTGGCCTTACAGGGGGAGGATCTGTTGACTTGGGATCTTCGACATCTGCGATCGCTACAGTTTCAGACCAAGGCCACCTCAATAAGATTGAGCTTGGAAGTGATAATACTAGCATTAGTAATGTAGTTACTAAAGGAGGTTCTTTAATTTTACGTGGAACAGACAATAATGGAATATCAGCTTCTGGAACAGATGGGAATGCTATAGACTTAAATGATAAAACTACAGTAGCTTTTGAGGGTGTTGTACAATCAATTGATACGGCTCAAGATTCAGATAATGGCACTTACGTTGCTATGTGGAAGATTCAAGGTGTTATTCGTAGGGATTCTGACAGCACAGACATGTTATCCTCTTTTGTTATAAAAACATTTGCAGGATCTAACGCTTCTAGTTACGGTCTATCTGTTAGCGTAAACGGTAATGGTTTAAAGATAGCCAGCGATCAATCTACAACAACGTTAGTGACTTCTGCGACTATCAATTACAATTGGATAGAAGAAACTAATTAAACTTAATTATTTTTAATCACCCAACCCTAGAAAGGGTTGGGTTTTTTTGTGTATTTAACTATAAATAGGTGTAACAATCTATATAATTTATAGCTATGTCTGAGTATTTTGTAGGATCAACAGGAGTAAACAACCAAACGAACTTTTCATCTCTCTCGACTAGTGAGGTTCTAGACGATTTAAGTTTGAATACCTCCGACTCTCCTACATTTGCAGGGTTAGATATAGAAAGTTCTGGGAGTACGTCAGCAAAAGTTGATCTTGTAGGTACTTATACCACTTGGAGCTTGGAGAATCAGTATGTTAATGGGGCAACTAATGACATGTTCCGTATTTACAATTCTCAATTAGGGGCTGATTCATTAACAATTCATAGATTAAATAATAACGTTGGTATTGGGGCAACATCTCCATCAGTAGGGTTGCAGCTTGGTAATAGCGTGTCTGGTCAGACAAAAACAGCGATCTTTAATTCAGAAGGTGGCGCGGAAATTGGTCTCACGATAAAATCTAGAACTAATAGAGCCAAACTAGCCGTATCGGATAATGATACTTCTGCTTATATGGTAGCAGAAGGGGGTATAGCCTCGTTTGGAAGAGCGGATACAGCAGCATCTACTAACATATCAGTATTAGCTAATGGCCACGTTGGTATAGGAACAACGAATCCAAGTGAAAAGTTAGAGGTAGAGGGCAGTATAGGAATTAAAAGAATAGGAGTTGCAGCTACTTCAACCATAGATATGGGGGGTAACTTCAACTTTGATGCTGAGTCTGGTTACTCCCACGTATTTAAACAAGCAGGTTCAGAAGTCGCAAGGATACTGCCTTCAGGTAACGTTGGTATAGGAACAACTAGTCCGAGTCAAAAACTTCACGTTGCTGGTACAATTTATTCAGCTAATAGTGGCACTGATGGTGGGTCGATAAGACTTGCAAA